AGACTTCCACATGGGCCGTAACTCCAGGAAGACTGTCTACAACGACATCGAGCTAATCCTCAGAGACTCCAGCAAAATCGAGCAGTTCATCGAAATCTACGAGAACCACACAGGCGACAAGGAAGTGGATACGGACTGGTGAGCATTACCAAAGAGGAGACAGCCCTGTTCGTTAAGCAGGTCTACGCCACATACAACCAGCCACTCATCAAGGTAGATGAGAAGGATGTCTATAGGGCCTGGTACGACTTACTGCACGACCTTCCACACGACGACATACGAACAGCATTCCTCAAGCTCGCCACTCATGCGAAGTTCATGCCTCGCCCAGGTGACGTCCGAAGAGCAACAATAGATTACCTCACTAAATTACCCCCACATCCTGACGCCTATTTTGCTTGGGGTATTTTTCAGGGGATAGTAAGAGACATGAACTCTGGTGTCGGTAATGAAATACCCAAACCAGAATCACTCATCAAAACTTTGCAACAATTGGGGGACGCAGCTTTAGGCATGCACACCAATGGTGACAGAGAAGTGTTCGTACGAATATACGAAAAGGTTGTCGACGAGCTCGACAAAGCCAAGTACGACATCAAGCCTGAGTAGAGCCTTCTCCACAGAAGCGCCAATCAGCAAACCCCAACAATAGTTACCCATTTATTATGGGATAATTGAGTGGTACACGCGCGCCCGGAATTATGCCGGCCCCAAAACCGGTAAGCGTTTCGTATTTGTCACCGACAAAATTTTGTGAAAAAGAAAAAACCGCCGCAAGGACGAACTTTTTTGCCTTTTTTGGGCTAATGTTTCCTCATGCTTCGTCTGATTGCCATTGCTGTTTCGGTTCTTGCGATATGGAGAATAACCTTTTCCAATATGCCATTTGTAGCTAGGACCCTTATTGCCTTCGGTATAGCCATTGTTGTGAATAGAATGCTCTGGTGAAACGAAATCCGGGTAGGCCTGTAGTTCATCCGACAACTGAGAGAACTTCTATTACCCTCAAGGTTTCTAGGGAGTTTAAGGAACAACTTATTGCTCAGGCTGAGGGTTTCGATATGACCCTTACCGAATATATAACTACTCTGGTAAAACGAGATGGCACGCAAAACAGCTAAGAGTAAATTCCCAGACAGGATGCACACTCTGCAGATTCGCTGTACTGGTAAACAGAAGAACGACATCATTGCGTACTCTGAGAAGATTGATGTCTCAATAAATCAGTTAGTTCTTTATGCAGTATGGGATTTCATGAGGAATCAAAAGGGAATATCTTCTCCAGGACCTTCGCAGTTCTCTATGTCAACCTTTGAAGACGTACTCACTGCTTACGCTAGAGGGGAGAGACTGCTTCAACCTTGTGGTCAACCTCAATGTGAACAGGTACTTACTAACATTTCTGGTATGGAGTTCTGTACTGTATGTAATTACAGGGTCGGTTAGTAATGGATTCTAACTACCCCACATTTGTGCGAGTGTTGGTCTTGTTGGCTTTATCTTTCTCTTTCTCTGTTCTGCTGCTAGCTGTCTACTAGTCAATCCTGCCCACACTCCGTGCATGTCTGCAGGTGGAAACTCAAGTGCGTACTCTAAACATTTCTTCTGTACTGGGCATCCCTTACAGATAGCTCTTGCCTGTGCAATGTAAGTAATATCCTTATGTTCTTTGGGGAACATTAGTGGGGTCTTTCCTTTACAGGCAGCTTGGTCAAACCATGCTTTTGTATCAATATACGGTACATGAAAAGGTGTGACACTATTTTTACTAGACTTTGATTTGGGCATTATAATTAAGTCTTCTTTCTTGAGTGTTTAAATAAACAAGACTTAATCTAAGCACATAGTGCATACTGTAAACGGATAAGGTCAATCAGTAGTAATACCAATCCCCCAGTTACTTGTTCTCTTCCCTCTCTAGGTTTAGTTCCTCCTAGGGGATTACACGGAGTTCGTAAACCGTGGCCGTTTAATAAGGCGCGATTTACGCTCTGGCCTTCTTCTCTACACCCTGAGAGAGAGTTTGATACGGAGGACCCGTGTAGGGGTCAAACTTTGCGGCGATAGTTAACGCCTTCATGCCAATTTTCTTTGCGGTCTGAATGGTTAATGGATACTTTGGTATCAAACATTGGAGGGCACCTAGAGCAAACTGTGCTCCAGTCCCTACTGCGAACACCCCATCTGAGCTAGATATCCATGAGTAGTCGCCATCAATGATGTAAATAACTCCATTTATTGACATGATTATGGTCGAGTTGTGTTCCGCCATATGTTCAGATTGCTCGTTTTGTGGGGACGCATATCCCTGCGTTTCGAAGCACTCCCTTAGCGCTGGAATGAATTTAGTGGTTACGAACTGGTCTAGTTTTTTGCCTTTAATGTTTACGGCTGGAGTTGGGGGTTGGAAGGCATGGTGAAGAATATTGATGGCTCTTAGGTCTCCTGCTGCACCGAGCAAGTACTTACCATTAACCGCAACCTTGCCAGTAGAGTCCCTTAATGTTGCAATTTGCGTTGCTACACCAGAGTCATCGACGTCGGATATGCGCGAGTCAACACAGACTACGCAGAAGCCATCGCCCTGAATCCCCACTATTGTTGTCATCCGCCTTACTCCTCAGTTTTAAAAAAATTCCTCGCCTCGTCTATGGAATCGAGAATCATGGAGCCTTCCTTGACGAAGGATGTTCCCTTGGGTGTTGGGCCGTAAAGCCACTCCCCGGTTTCCATGATTCCTACAACCTCAATGAGTCCAAGTTTTATTAATTCGCTAAGCGCTTCTTGAATGTCGTCCATGTCGAGAATCCCCACTTCGACTAGGCGAAGTACTCTATCCCTCTGAACATTCCTCTGCCATTGAATATCCACATGGGCTCGTAGTTGAAGTATTCCCCATCAACGCCTTTGGGCTGATATTGGACAACTCCTAATCCTTGTTGCCAGTTCTCTGCTCCTTGGAGGATTGGTACGCCATGTTCATTGAGACCAGACTTCACTGATGGAACGGCGCCGTCTATTCTGCATAGACATCCAGGACTTGCGGCCATGATTGTTCGTGGACCTTGGTCGGTTTCCCTGGTTTGATAAGCGAGTTCGTTTCTATGGATATGTCCGTATATCACCGACACAGAGTTGGTGTTTAGATACTTATTGGTTGTGCTTCCGTTAGATACGACCTTGTCTCCGTGGACAATCCTTAGGTTCGAGTTAACGTAATAGGCGGCTTCTGGGTATCCAGATAGATACTCAATTTCGAGTTCATCCATCCACAGGAGGACCGGAAGCGATAGAACCGGCCACTTGTCCCTCAGTTCATTGTTCTTGGGATTAATTCCTCTTGTCAAACCGAATGCTGCTTCTGCATTTAGTTGAATATATGAAGGAAGTCGCTTTTCGTGGTTGCCCTGAATCCAGACAATCTTTGCTTTTGGTGCGGCCGCTCTTAGGTCTTGTAGGAATTCAGCAGCTCTATCAAGAGCAGGCTGAATCATTTGTTTGAAAGTTGGGGCAGTTAGGTATTTGCCGAATTCAGCAAAGTCTAAATTATCACCAACCATAATAACTTGGTCTGGATTTACATCCGATATCACCTGTAAGGCAACAGACAGGGCTGCATCATCATGAATTGCCACCAGTTGGGCGTCATGAGCGGCTCCAGTCTTGTAAAAACCGAACTGTATATCAGGGACAATAACTGCCGTTTCCCAACCACCCTTGTTGGACGATTTTGTCTTTGACTTTTGTCGTTGTTTTGCAGGCCTTGGAGCCGTTGTGATTAAAGGCCATTCTGGTCCGGTATCCCATTTTGGGGAAAGCTGGATGGTCGTCGTTGTCTTGCCAGTTGGGACGCCATTCTTGTCTGGTCCTATGGCATGCCTAATCGCGACCTTTTGTATATTGCCAATCTCATCAAGGTTGATATTGTTCTTCATGACAAGTTCGGCAAGTCTTGCCGCGATATCCGAATTTGACTTGTTTTTATCGGTCTCTTCGGCCAACTTTGACAAATTGGACTTTATGGTGTTTTTCGGTTTCATTGGCAAACGCCATCCCTTTCATCCCCAAGACAGCATTCCATACTCGTATCTGTGAAACACTTTCTTTTTTCGGCAACGAACTCCCTGCGGATATGTATGCCGTCAGAGTTCAGGGCTTTTGCTATCTCCATATGTGATGCTCCGCTTTTAAGAACTTGTACCAAAAGGGATTTTTCATCTTCTGGGAGTTCCTTGTAAATCCTCCCAAATTTGCACAAACTTTTTGTGTGAGAATTCTCGATTATTGTTTTTAGGTTCTCTTTTAGTCCCATACCCACCTGATAGCCTCCCCTTGTGAATGATTTTTGTGTAAGCTTCGATTGCAGTCAGATATCGCGCTGGCGCGGCATCTGTGTTCTATCAGAGATATTACATGAATGTAGTTCGTCAAACGGGGATAACTTGAGAAAACATGGAAAATAAATTAAAGTCCAGTGACATCAAGAAATTGATTGAGGCCAGCCTCGCTCGGGGAGGGGTAAAAGGCGACGAGGTTTTGCTGGACATATTAAATGTCCTTGAATCTGAAAAGGTTTTTAAATACTGTCAAGACGACGTCATTGGACTTCTTTCCACCCCAGGCAGAATAATGGTCGTTTTGTCCGAAGACCCCACAATGACGAGTAGGTCGCTTTCCGAGTATCTGGACCTAAGCGAAACAATGATTGACAAAACCCTTAAATCCCTTATACACGAAGGCCTGATTACAAAGACAAAAGTAGGTCGACAAAATACCTACAAGATTCTCTCAGAAGAGACAAAAAAACACCCTGATATACGGCATCTGAAATCCGTTTTGGGATTCTTGTCGGGAGATGAAAACCCGTCACCGAAGGTTGTGGAAGACGAGCCCTTCTAATAGCCTGTTTATCCATGACCCAGTCCATGAATGCAGCAAACGAAGTCAAGGTAACATTTAAGAGCGGTTCATCTACCGCAAATCTTTTAAATTACGCAAACATCAGGAAGCGCAGACCGTTTAAAGCGCAAGATGTCAAGATGGTATTGGCGGGAAAATTTCCAAACGTTTACGAGGCCAGGAGAAGCATTCAGGTGCTTGTTAAAAATAAGTGTTTACAGGAGGTAAGCAAGGAAGAGTTCCTTATCACCTCTTATGGCCAAAAGGTTTTGACGTTTTTTGCATATCGAGACATTCAGCCTGCCGGCAGAACACGCTTAAACGCCGACAAATTAAGAATCAAATTACTTGATGAAGAAGATAAGAAATTAGGCCTCTAAAGCCACTGATATCATGTATTGGATATTAGCCAAGCCTTGAATGTGTCATCAGTCTTGGGCATGAACCAGACCTGAGCAACATCAAGATTCCGTCTATCACCAAGTATCGTCCAGCAAATCTCTATTTTTTCTTCTGCTGGGCAGACTCCTGCGTTGCATTCCATTCCGTACCTAGTTAAAAACCACTGAACGAGGCAACCGTAATCTCGCTCGTAACAAATCCCATCATCATCGTTATTGCATCCAACTTCAACTACTTCTAGCTCCGAGCGGCTTATACGCAGAACGATATAGTGCCCGTCGTTATGCCAGACCATTTCTGATTGGTTAGTTTTTTCAGCCATTTGGATAAATTACAAAAAACCTATTCGGCTTCCTAGAGGGTGGTACAAACAACTTACCACCGGATAGTCGTGGTCTAGAGTAAAGATTAAAGCAACAAATTTAGTTGCTAAACCTCTTCGTTGCGCTTAACGGAAACAACACAACCGACGCCACAGTAAAGTACGGATTTGTACTCACGGACCATTCCTTTGCCACGCGAACTGCCGCACGAAGGGCAAGTGTGCTTTACGCCCTTGTAACCTACGTACATCACATTGATGCCAGTATCAACCTTTACTGTTGGTGCGACGGAGTTGGAGATGTTTCGCTTTGCTGGCTTGTTTGCCATTACACGTCTCCCTTTGCGTGGTCATTGATGTGACCATCTAGTTTTTCCTCAACCCTGTCTAGGGACTTATTGTTTCTGTCAATGGACTTGCCGAGGCTTTTGCCCATTTGATTAATCATGCCGACTACCGTTGCGTGGTCTGCTTTGTTCTGCTTCCATTCGGCCCTGGCTTCTTCGCCGCGCCTTTTACCAGCCTTGTAAACAAACTGGAGATATGCAACAGCAACGAGGCTGCTCGCCGTAATCACCGAAACAATTATGTTCTGCCAGTTAGTCATGTCTGCCGCTGGAGTTATGAGTGTTTCGGCGCCGAACATTAATTGAGTCCGAGAATTTCTTTAACTTTTGGACCGACAACGGAATCTGCATTGAGTTTATTTGCAACCTTTAAAGCCTTGACTGCTGCATCTGTCGCAGCATCTTTCAGACCGTTGATTTCACCCTTGTAGAACCCCTTGGCCTTCAGAGCCTCTTGTAGGGCTTTGTGGTCGTGGATAGGGGGTGTTGTGTTTAAGTTAACCACTGGAGCAGCGCCACCAGTAAATGCAATTACGGCTGGTGTTGGATTGTCGCCAGTTACCAATCGCAAATGCCATGGTTCGCTAGGAACAACTTCCCAAGAAAATCCAAACGCTTCAACATTTGCAATGAGCCAATTCAATCGCTTTGGTTCTGATGCACTAGAAATATCTACGGCCAAACCGAGATTATGATTCGACTTCCCCGGTGTCGCCAGCATGGCCATACCTTTTTTTAGGTACCAGGTTTTTCCTTCGAACGTCTTAGTGCTTGTTCCTGCAACTGGTTCCAAAACGTAGCGCTGCTTGAAGCCCGCCAGTTGGCTCTCGTATGTGCGATATAAATCGCCGGAACTCGTGGGTTTGAGCTCGACTCCGTCTGCTTTGGCTTTTGCGACCATTGCGTTCCAAGCGTCTGCGGCTCTGTGGTGGAGTTTCCCTCCGCCTGGGATTGCTCTAAGCAATGATTCTGGCAGTTTTCCAGGTGTAACCCCCTTCAAGTCTTTTGGCATAACGATTGGAACAATGTAATCCCATGCAAGTTTTCCCATAATCAAAATCTCCCAATGTGTTCCAGTTTGGAACTAGTTTATTTTACAACACCAATAGGTTTATTTATGCCTACTAGCCCTCATCTGGCTCTTTCATGTGAAGGTACATGGATGCAGTAAATGCTAAGAGAGTTCCCCAAAGGGCAATCTTTTGTGTAAATCCAGAAAGAGTGAAATACATGACCGTGGCACCGGCAAGTGTGAACCCAGATGCCATAACTCCGTAAACAAACTTTCTTGCAAAGTTCTTCCAGTCCATAACCCTCACTCCATCCTCATATTTGTAAATAGATATCTGCTTAATCCAATCTGGGCTTTCGCCTTCGATTGCTCCACCCTCTTCTGTCTCTTCTTCTTCTCTCCGAGCCGCGACATCTTGTCGTGGTGCAGAAGGCGCAGAAGGTCCAGGGGTTGGTATTCCACCAGCAGCAGCAGCAAGAGCCACCGTACTGGTCACCAAGTTTACCGCAATAACACTTCGTCTCGTACCAACATCTATGGAAGAACCGATTGCGGTATATGTATCGAACACGCCGGCGAACACATTTATCTCTTCTTCAAATGATTCCTTAACATCGGTTGGTGCCTCGGTGAGTGCCTCTGAAATTGCAGCACCAGCTTCTTCTGAAACCTCAGCAACAACGATTGCATTAAACACTGAGGCTGCTTGTTCGCCGTCAATGCTTTCCAACACTTTCGGGCTTGTCGCCAGTTCTGTTGCTTGTTCAGAATCAACACCACCTTCTTGCTCGATGATTAATGTGACAACCGTTGCTACCTGTGCTTCTGAAATGGATTCCGATTCAAGGACATTTACGATTACGCCAACAGATTCTTTGTCTAACTCTGTGCCCAATACGGCAGTGAAAGTTTCAACCAAAACTTCATTACTTACTTCGTCGTCAAACACGGCACCCAGAGCAGAACCCAACGCTTCCGAGGTGAGGTTCTCTGCCAACACATCCACGATGAGGTCAATGGTTTCTTTATCCGAAAGGTCTCCGTCAAATGCCGCCTCAAACACTGCATCCAGTTCTTTGACATCTAGTTTTTGATTGAGGAGGTCACCGACTACGGCGGACATCTGAGTAACGGTTGCTTCTTCGCTGAAGACTGCTTCCATGACGGAACCCAGTTCTTGCTTGCTGAGCGGACCGTCAAGCAACGCACCCAAAACTGCGATTGTGTTTTTCGTGTCTGATATATCTTCAAACACTTTGTCCATGATTGTTTCTAGTTGAGTAGCGGTAACAGGACCATCAAGCAACCCTTCCAATATCTTGGTTGTCTCGTTGGCGGTCATTGGACCGTCAAACACTTTGTCCAACACTGCATCAAGTTGTTTGCTTGATACATCTGCTTCAAGGAATGCGCCAATGACGTTGGCGACATCTTCTGGTTTATTTATGTTGTCAAAGACTGCATCAACTGTTTTGCCAAAGGTCTTATCCGTAACTTCCGTAAAGTTGACTTCCTCAATCACTGCACCAATTTGAGTTGATGTAGCGTTACTTGGCAATTTGTTAAAATCGCTCGGCAAACCGATAACATTAGGAAATGCCGTTGGAACTGTTACTGTCGTTACTGGAACTATTACTGTCGTTACCGGAACTGTTATGGTTGGTAATACGATTCCAGGTAATGTTCCTACAGGAAGCGTCACCGTTGTGGATTCTGTTTCAGGCTCTGGGTATTGCGGCAGTGGCACTGTTGTACCGTCTGGGGGAGTCACGACGACAGGAACGACGCTCGTACTGGTCGTCCCAGTATCAACAGGTGGAATAACAACAACTGGCGGTACATAAACGGGAACAGTCGTAGTAGTTGTAGTAGTCGTAGTTACTGGAGTTGGGTCGATAACAGTTGCATCAACAGTTACTTCAGGACCGTACACACATGAACCTACGCCCTGATTAGAAAAGCAACTTTGATTTCCCGCTTTAATACCAAAGCGCACAGGTCCGTATCCAGTCGTGACGGGATTACTTCCAGAGAACATTCCAGTGCTTAACGAGTAGTTGGTTCCTTGGTTGGTCCAAACTCCCCAGCCACCCGAAGTTGCTCCACCAATTACGGTTAGGTCATAGAAACTAACCGAGTAAGCGTAGATAGCAGTATTACTTGCCGCTGATGCATCCCAGTCAAGGTCAACACTTCCGTCTACGTTTGCAACAGCCGTCAGGTTTGTGACCGCATTAAGGTACGCCGCGGTAATTGTGTTCCCAGACTCTACATATCCAGAACCAGAAAATGTTGTTGCGTTTGAAGTACTAGCGCCAAATGTGTTTCCTGTTGCAGTGGAGAAAGAGTTTGCACTTACTCCGTTGTACATCGAAGAGCCGGTATTCCAGTTGTTTGCAAACTGAATAGCGGTGGTGTTGCCGTTGAATGTATTACCTGAAACTGTTTGGTTGCCAGCGCCAACCGCCCAATCCGTTGGAATCCAAGACGAGAAATACACGCCAATACCGTTTGAAGTAAATGTCGAGTTAGTCACCTGCTGACGGTTGAGACCGCCTAGTTCCGCACCAACCTGTGTGTTGCTAATAAATTGGGTGTTGTTTATCTTGAAGAATCTTTCTCCAGATATTCCGTAAGTATTATTAGAAAAAACCGAATCATAAACATATGTGCGGTTCGTATAATCGGAATCCGTTTGGCTTAAAGCCGATGGCGTCGAACCATAGTCTCCAGCAATACCGACATATAGATAATCAAATGTTGTATCCGTGAGAGTGGAGACAGAACCTCCTCCATTGTTGAACACGGCAGAGCCTGCTGTCATCCCTGTAAAGCGAACATCGGTTGCAGAGAAAGTGCCTGCACCGTTATTCACAAGACCGCCGTTTGTGGCTTGTCCTTTTTTGAGTGTCATGTCAGAAATCGTCAGCGACTTGCCAGACGAGATATTGAATGGACGATACAAATTGTTGCCGTCAATAATGGTGGAAGTTAAACCAGCACCAGTGATTGTCAAGTTGTCTGAAATTGCAGGCAGAGCAGAAGTAAGGGTGATTGTTCCAGTGTTTCCTGAAGCAAAGGTAATGGTGTTAATAGTGGCTGAAGCGTTTGCTGTAGTGATAGCCCAACGTAAAGAACCAGAGTCAGAGGTATCTGAAAGATTTGCAACAATGACAGATGTTGGAGCAGGGACAGTGATTGACGCAGCCGAGTTTGCCGTTAGTGAACCAATTGAGTTGGTCTTAGTTACGGCTACTCGTATTTGTTTTGCAACATCATCTGAACTAATTACATATGTTGAAGATGTTGCGCTAGATATGTTTGCCCAAGTACACGAAGAAGGAGTACAGGATTGCCACTGATAGGTTGTCGCAGTTACAGCAGACCCACCGTCACCCCAAGTCCCATCAACTGCGGTCAGAGTTTCCCCATAGGCAACAGTTCCAGACATTGATGTTCCACCAGATGTTGTCGGAGCCGTAGACCCTGCAAGGAGAGTAAACGACTGGCTCACCGTGGCTGCTGCTACATATGAGTTATTGGAAGAACTATTCGTGGAGATGGTGCAGGTTCCTGTTTGACTAGCCAACACCGTCACTGTTGCGGTTGAAGTTCCACTGCTATCGGTAGATGAGCCAACGGTGCACTTGCCTGTAGTGCTAGATGTAAACGTAACCGACAACCCAGAAGTGGCAGTGGCTGAGACAGTAAATGTCTGGTTTGATGAAGATGTAACTATGTCGGAAGGCTGAGCAAAAGTAATAGTGTTTGCGCTGGCTACAGATATTGCTGAGTCAATATACATTGTTGCACCGAGGGCTTGACCGCCAGTTGCATCATAGGAACCATTCACAAACCTGAATCTGTAATAACCAGTAGATGGGACTATGCCAGTAGAAGTGACCCATGATTGGTTTTGTCCACGTCCGTATGAAACCAAAGTTGAATTAGCACTAGAGCCGTAGTCGTACGTGTTTCCGCTTGCCGAAACTTTAACCAAGTATCCGTATGCTTCGTAGTCGTCGTAACCACCAGCGGCAGCCCAGTCAAAAGAAATTGATTGATTCGCTGTGGCGGGAAACGGCTCTGACCATATCTCTGGTCCAAACGCCGAACCGTATGTTGAATGGTTATTACAGGTATTGCTGTAAGAAATATAACCCTGAGAAACAAGTTTAATTACTCCATTACGCCCAGAATATGTTTGTCCTGTAGATGTGGTGTAAGACAGGCTCTGGTTGGGTGATTCTTGACCTTCGTAAAACTGCGCCGTTCCTGACGCGTAGTTCTTATCGGTTACATAGGAATACGAACTATTGGAGGTGGCATCGGTTCCGGTCATTGTGTACGGACCAATCCCCGCCCTGCTTAGAGCCGCACATTGGGTTCGGCTTGCCAATGAACCCAAAGTTACCTTTGCTGCCGCGGTTGACTCGAAGACTGGGGTCAATGCCTTAACTGGCGAAGAGAAGCCAAAAATCGATACCAGCAAAAGGAATACCGAAGGGACGGCCATCACCAATGCGGGCTTGTTAACGCGGCGACGCCGTACGAACATGGGGCCTCCTTAAAAGACCTCCAATTCTACCATTTAGAAATTATCTAGCTAATGAATTTTTGTAATGTAATATGTTGGTGTGACGTACAACAAATTTGAAACAATTCTCCCAATGTCCATATACGACATAGCCCTACAGTCTGCCGATGGGAAAAATAGCGATGTTCTGTCAAGCAGAAAAGACAAGGTCACGCTTATATTCAATGTCGCTGCAGGATGTGGGAACATTCCACAACACTCAATTATTGAAGAGCTAAATCAAAAATACAAGAACGAAGATGACTTTGGGATAATTGCTGTGGTTGTCGATGACTTTACCTGCCACGGATACCCGGAATTCCAAGACGGGATTAAGAAGTATATCGAAGTGAACAATCTGGAACTAACCCCAGGTCAGGTATCTCAGAAATATGCCGTTGACCACTTCGGTGTTACTTATGATTTTTCGGAGCTAACAAACGGAAGATACGACAAGCACAGGTATGACCCAAGTTTTGTACCTGGTTTAGTAAAAGAACAGGAACAGCACACCCTCTGGCACTATTTGACCGAAGCTTATGGGGCCGAGGTGGGCGAAAATGGGGTTCCATATCACGACGAGGAAGTACCGTGGTCAGAAATAGAGCCAATTGATACCTGGAATAAAAAAACGTTTATACCGCTCAGGGGAAATTTTGAAAAGTTTTTAATTGATAGAACTGGGACAAAAGTTAAAAGATATGCAAACGGATTCTTGCTTGGAGAAAGAGACTATCTCGGTGCAACCTTTCCTTGGGTTGAAGAAAAATATCAAGAAAACGGCAAAAGGGATTGGAATCCAGTTAATACCAAAAAAGAAAATCAGGAACCAACCCCAAAGGACCAGAAAACAAGCTGGCCCACAAAAGAACAGAGAATGGGTATGGATGTTTCGCTTAAATCAATTAGCGAAGACATAGATGAGTATTTAGGAAAATAGATTTACTTATTATTTGAACAAAGTATTGCAAAGTGCCAGTGGTAATGACCAACGACAGGCCAGTTGATGCCATCGTTCAGCCAGTTTTTTCCTGAAGGGTCCTTTGGAATCTCGTCAAATATATCTTTTAGATTAGAGAAATCAAGAGTCTCTAAAAGTTTCCACGCCCTATCGTGGTGACAGTTCCAATGATGTGAGGCACCATCCCACCACAGGTTCTCGCGGCCTGGTTGTGTATTTATGTCTTGATGTTCCATGGTTGACAAAACCATGTTCCATGGCTCTTGACCTTCGGCCCATCTTTTTATTGTTTTCAACACATCAGGGCCGCAAACCAAAAACGGAGCACCTGGTTTTGCAATTCTTTTCATGTCCTGCAAAAACGCCGGAACATCCGGCCATGCTATGTGTTCTATTACATGGCCTAAAAAAACTGCATCGAAATAGTTGTCTTCGAATGGATAGGGCTGCCCTGGCTCCACCCTGATGTCTGGTTTTGTTGTTAAGCCGTCATCCCAGACATCTGTATTAACCCAACCCTCTGCATAATGTGTTCCGCACCCAGCATTAAGTAGTTTCATTTTTATACGTTACCACCTTCGACCGGGAAGTACCAGCCCTGATTATGCCTAACTGCTTTTGGCATGTCTTTTCGATGATTAATTCCTGAATAGTGTGCAATAAGCGCCTTGCGTAGCAGTTTCGGATTGTTTGGCATTGAGCCTCGATGGAGCAACCTTCCGTGCCAAAAAAGAACGTCACCCCGCTCTGGTAGGTACGTCAAGACTGGAGCTTCGTTTTCTTTGATTACGTGTTCAAACATTGGAGTCAATATACGTTCGCTGTGTCTTGGCCATTTGAAATCTCGCTCTTCAGGTTCAAGGGCCGCAAGTATTTTTTCCTGAGTGACTGTTCGCCATTTATGGGAACCGGGAATAATCTGAAACGGTCCAGAGTCTGGATGTATTGTTTCAAGCGCAATCCAGATTGCAACGTAGTAATCACCAACATGTGGTGGATTGAGGTATGTATCTTGATGCCAGTTTCTACTAGTGCTAGCCCATCCAGTTAGATTTAGGTGCACTCCTGCTGGTTCCCCTATAAGTTCTTCCATTGTTTTATGGATTTCTTCATGCATGAGTATTTCCATCACCTCTGGATGTCGGCGGTATGGTGTGCAGTCAGGCCAACCTCCAGGGCGAATCGGCAATAACTCACCATCGACAATTTCGGCGTTATTTTCAATCCAGCATTTCTCATACTCGGTCATAATTTCTTCTGAAAGTAAGCTTTTTTTAATTAAAAAACCATATTCGTTCCAATCCGCAGGACTTTCTTCGGGTGCCGGAATTGTTAATTCCTGATAAAGACTGTCTAGCTCGTTGTTCATATTCTCTCCAAAATAAATCTAAACGTGGCATCCCAATCAAGGCCTCGTTCGTCCATTCCAAATTTTTTCATATTTTCTAAATTTTCTGCCACTTCCTCTATCCGTGTTATTTTTCTATTCAACTCATCAAGATGATAGACCCATTCATCTTGTGTTTTTGCAACTCGTCCAACTCCGTGTTCTGCTAAGTATTCGTATTCCGGAGAGTATGAAGACACAAATGGGATTCCCGCCGCTGCGTATTCAAGTCCCTTGATAAAGGATTTTGCATGATTGAAGGGTATGTCGTTCAATGGAACCATACCTATGTCTAAAGGTGCGAACAATTTTGGGTACGAAAGTATTGGAGTCATTTTTGACATTCGCGAAATATGGTCCGGTATTCCGAGTAGTCGATTTGCCCTAGGCGCACCATTTTCCGTATGTCCGGAGTGATGGAATGACATTCTTCTTGAGAACAAGTAGTCGCTTATGAATGGACTCAACTGCTCCAGGTCATTTGACCTCCACGGGGTTGCCCCCACCCAGCCAAGTTTTAATCGATGGTTTGTTACAACGTTTTTAGGAGTCCATCTCTCAATGTCGATTCCGTTACGGACCATAAAAACATTGGGTCGTTTTTTGCCATAGTATTCAAACAGGAAAGGGGTTGAGGTTATTACTGCATCTGCAGACATTATTATTTGTGAATATATTTCCCTATTGCTATTTTCATTTTTCTTTGGGTCAGTTGTTTGATAGGCCTTGTTCGATGGGTCCAAACCTTCAAAGAAATCATCAACGTCAACAATTATTCGTTGACCCAATGCCTTTGCTTTTGGCATTGCTTCTAGAACTTCTTTTTGCATCAATAGCTTAAAAACGATTAGGTCAAACCCGTGGATGGATTTTCCGTCTTGCATTATTGAGCCAAAACCAAGCTTTTCATTAAACCCTGGAAAACCGATTGTTACGTGCCATCCATGCTTTATTAGCTCCCTTGCGGGTAGACAACACCTATACCAAGAACATCCATTTGGCTGAAGTGGCTCAGTTCCCCATGCCCAGTCGCTTGTTAGGAACCCGATTGAGGGTTTGCGCTTTTGGGACATTGTGAGAATTTAGCATACGGGTGATACTTGTTTGCGGTGGTATTATTGAGGTACCAACGAAATAGGAGAAATCATGAACGCATCTTTTGTTAAGCAGGCAGCCGAGCAAGCAGTCAAGACATTCGTTACAGCATTTTTGGGCGCATGGGTTGCAGCAGGTTCGGACTTTGACGCATTGACTGACTCAGCAAACTTGAAAATCGGTGTCACTGCCGTTGCAGCTTCGATAGCGATGAGCATGGGATTGAAGAAAGTCGGAGCAGACAAGAACTCTCCTTCAGCTCTTTAGCCGATACTGCCATTGAGATAGCACTATCTCATCTACAATCTTCTAGGTAGTTGATTGGAGAAAACGCGTGTCAATGATTGCTGGAAAACATAACATAATTTGTCAAGCAGGTTCTACTTTCGACCTCGAAATGACACTCCAATACCCAAACCCTGATTACCCGTTGGATTGTGTTGACCCAGAAGAATGCCCTGAGTATTTGGATTGGGACCTTACTGGATATACCGCCCGCATGGAGGTCAGAAAATATGTTGACTCAGCGACAACGATTATCGTTCTTGAGACCGGAACGGAAAGATTAACCCTGGGTGGGGTTGATGGCACAATACAACTGTTTATTAGAGCAGAAGACACAGCGGTTCTCTCAAGCTCTGGGGTCTATGACCTGGAAATCACTGCCCCCAATAACGAAGTAGACAGAATCATTGAAGGCACATTCACCGTTTCAAAAGAAGTAACAAAATGAGCAATGTTGTAAAAGTCGTAACAACCGCAGAATCCCCAAACAGGATTGTAATAACCGCAGCACGAGCACCAGGGGTTCAGCAGTTCCTGTATCAGGTTCAGGTTTTCACGGTTCCTGGTGTTTTGTCTACGGGTAGCGGAAGCGCCAGATTTTACATACCAGGTCCAATAACTTTGAGCAATATCAGGGCATCTGTCAGCTCCGCCCCAATTGGCTCGGACATAATTATTGACGTGAATAAAAATGGTACAACCGTGTTCACCAGTCAAAATAGTCGACCAAAGATATTCGTGGGAACAACCACATGCCCTACAGCAACCCCTGCTGTTACATCACTCATTGCTGGAGACTATTTATCTGTTGACATAGACCAAATCGGTTCAATTTTTGCTGGTTCTTATCTGACAGTACAGATTGAACTCACGCCGTAAAAATACTTCCTGTGTTATTATTTACGATAGCCGGTAAATTCCGGAGCCTCGCGGAAAGAGTCACACTATGACAATTGGTAATTACCTAGAAAACGAATGGCTTGACTCTCTCGATGGGTCTGGTTCAACTTATTCAGCATCAGCCACATTCCTCAAGCTTCATCTTGCCGACCCGGGCGAAAATGGAACAGGCAGTCCTGCCTCGAATACTTCACGCCAGGCTGTTGCCTTCAGTGCTGCCAGCTCTGGTTCAAAAGTTTCTTCCGCAACTGTTGTTTGGGTAAACGTTTCAGCAACCGAGACCTACAGCCATTGGTCAATGTGGGACAACTCAACCGCCGGCAACTGCTTGTGGTACGGAGCGCTTTCCTCGAACGCCGCAGTTACTGCTGGCGACACATTTGAGATTACAGCACTCACACTAACCCTCGACTGATTCTGGGGGGTGAACCCCTATGGCATACATTCGGGTGTTTGGGTTCTCTGAACCCTACAAAAATTCCAGTCCGTACTACCTTGGGTTTAGTACTGTATTCAAACAGGCTTCTGCGTCTGCAGAGGGTCAATCGAACGTTGTATCTCTTTATACCCTGCTTCGTAGTGCGTCCGCCACAGGCGTATCTAGTGAGTCGACTGTCTCTATCCACACTGCGCCAAGAGGCGCAAGTGCTGACGGATTCGGAACAACAGGGAATAACGCAATCGGTCTTCACACGTCGCCACGTGTTGCATCTGCTTCGGGTGCGGGAACATCTGCGTCAACCAAACTTAGAACTACTGGCGTGGCAGCCGCTGGAAATGGAACCTCGTCAGAAACTGCAGTAATTCTCCATACTTCACTTCGTTCTGGCTCAATATTTGGTACATCAACAGAGTCCGCAATCAGACTTATCATATCCCCAAGAAGTGTTACTGGTTCAGGGAATGGAAGCGAGCTTGTTCTCGCCCTTCATATTGCTCCACGAACATCGACAGTTTCAGCAACTTCTTCAGAGAGTGCCACACCCCTACACACAAGTCCAAGAACAGCAAATGCTTCCGGTCTTGGCTCATCGTCAAATACTCAGCTTCACACCCATAAAAGAAACTCCTCTGCTAGTGGAGTCGGGTCGTCGAATAACTCAACCCTCCATAACAACAAGCGAACTGGACAAGCTTCCGGTGGCGCAGATACTGGAGATTCTGCAACACCACTACACACGGCGCCAAGAGCTGCGTCATCTTCTGGTGATGGAGATTCAAGTGCTCAAGGGTTGCATCTCTCACCAAGAGATGCGTCATCCACTGGAACTGCCGACAGCGTTGTCGTCGGACTCCATGTTTCGCCAAGAAGCGGACAAGCCAATGGCGACGGTGTAGGTCAATCCACAGAACTGCATACCGCACCGCGGCAAGCCAGTGATTCAGCAGCCGGCAATTCAAGTTCAGACGGTCTCCATACTTCGCCAAGAAACGCAACTGCCGATGGTTCTGGCTCAACCGCAATTACTCAGATTCATTCACATATCAGGAATGCTTCAGGTTCTGGTTCTGGAACATCCAACAACTCAACGTTGCACAATAACATTCGGACAGGACAGGCTTCTGGCGGTGCAACCGCTGGAGATTCTGCATCCACCCTGCATACGGGGATTAGAAATGCAAGTGCTGACGGAACATCTGATAGCAGCGTAACTCAGCTTCGTACGGTATTTGATTCAGCAACCGAAAGTGGAAATGGTGGAAGCTCTTCAACTCCGTTGCACACTTCTCCAAGAAGTGCAAGCTCTTCAGCAACTTCCAGTTCGTCCGTTACGCAGCTCAGAACATCAATTGGTAGTGCTAGTGACTCAGCAAATGGCTCGTCTTCTGTTGACCAACTACACACAGGAATCAGAAATGCAGATGGTTCGTCTGATGGTAATTCTTCGTCAAATGGTTTAATAACAAGGTTCCGAAGCGCAAGTTCTTCTGGCTCTAGTTCTTCAATTGCCAGCTTCCATTTCGGCAAGTTGAGAAATGCTGAGGGTAGTGGCGGAGCAACGGCTGGCGATTCCGCAACAGGCTTGCATACGGCGCCAAGAACTACAAGTACGTCAGGTTCTGGTCAGGGTTTTGCTCAAGTCGGTTTCCCGAGAACCACCACATCAAGTGGTACGGGAAGCTCGTTTGCTCAAGTTGGATTTAAGAAAAATGCAACATCATCTGGTAGTGGAAGCTCGTTTGCTCAGGTGGGAATTGTCAGAGCAGCATCAGATACGGCGACATCCAGTGACTTTGCACAAGTTGGATTTGCAAGAATAACAACCGCATCCGGTGGCGCTACTGCTGGCGACTTTGCTCAAGTTGGTATCGTTCGAACAGCAACATCCAGTGGCGCAAGCAGCGACTTTGCGCAAGTTGGATTTGCTGGAACAGCAACAGCATCTGGCGGAGCTACTGCCGGCGACTCTGCGACCGGACTACATACGGCTCCACGAAATGCAAGTGCTACAGCTGGGACAAGTAACGACTTTGCTCAGGTGGGTTTTGCTAGAACAATTACCGCAACTGGCGGCGCCACTGCCGGAGACTTTGCTCAGGTTGGGCTTGTTCGAACAGCGACGTCTAGTGGTATAAGCAGCGACTTTGCCCAAGTTGGATTTGCAAGGACAACAACTGCATCTGGCGGAGCAACGGCTGGCGACTTTGCTCAGGTGGGTTTTGCAAGAACTGGTTCGGCAACGGGTGGAGCCACGGCTGGAGATTTCGCTCAAGTTGGATTCGCAAGAACGTCAACTTCGACTGGTACGAGCAGCGACTTTGCCCAGGTCGCTTTCGCACAGGTTATTACTGGTACGGGTGGGGCTACAGCCGGAGACTTTGCTCAAGTTGGAATTATTCGAACAGCAAGTGGAAGCGGTCAAGCGACATACCAAATTGCAACATGGACAAGTTCCTCTGTTGCCGGAATCCACGCCGGTTACTGGGGAATTCAAGCCGACATCAATTAAATGAAGTAAACTAGGAGGACTTATGGCCGCATATTCAAGAAAACAATACAGTGGAGCTGCTTCGCCGACGACAACAACGTCAACCTTGACGAATGTTGGGACTTCGGTAACCCTGCTCGCAACAACTGGTTGGCCAAGCATTGCAGGAATACCTTTCTACGTTGCGATTGAGGCAGGAACAGCCAACGAGGAAAAATGCCTAGCCACCATTAGCGGCAGCACCCTCACACTTACACGCGCACAAGACGACACTACGGCTGTCGCCCATGCGATTGGTTCGTCAATTTATCCAGTATTTTCTGCAAACGACGCGGATGAAGCAAACGAACTCGTAAGCAAACTGACCACGAAGGGCGACCTGCTTGTAACTGACGGAAGCGGCCTCTTTAGACTCGGCGTCGGAGCCAATGGGTATTTTCTAAAAGCAAATAGCTCCGCATCAGTTGGGGTTGAGTGGGCATCAATCCCAACAATAAACAACTTGGATGATGTTGGTGACGTAACGATTTCCACAGTTGAAGACGGCGATTTTCTTGTTTATGACAACACCGCATCTGCGTGGGTAAACGAGACACTTCATTTCATCACCGTTTCGGATACTGCTCCAAACGACGAAGTTTCCGAAGGAGACCTTTGGTACAACTCTCTTGAACTCGAACTGTATACATACTATTCTGGCGTTTGGATTCAGCTAACTGCCACCCCAGAAACATCTACAGTTGAAGAACTGGACAATGTTTATGCAGACAATTTAACAGTAGGGGATGTTCTTGCGTACGACGGGTACGACTGGTACAACGACACTGTTTCAAATTTGTTTGGCTCTCACATAATTGCGTTGAGTGGTGACGTCTCTGGTTCTGTCATGTTTGATGGTTCCGCAAGTGTAAATATTTCTACAACCATCCAATCGAATGGCGTTGCTTTAGGAGCCGACACGACTGGTAGCTATGTGCAGTCCTTGGTTGCAGGAACTGGAGTTACTCTTTCAAATAATTCCGGGGAGTCAGCAACCCCAACAATTGCTATAGGTCAGGCTGTTGGCACTACGGCTTCTGTCTCGTTCGCTCATGTTGCAACCGACTCGCTAAATATTACGAATAATGTCGTTGGCGGTGGGAATATAACCTTGTCCCCAAATGTGAGTTCTTATGTAATCGGTGATACCGGCCCAGCTGGTGGAAAAATATTCATAACCCCATCCACTTCTGGTAATACGACTGGAAAATACTTTGAAGTCGCCCCAATTGCCGGGGAAGTCACAAGAACATGGGCTACCGACACGGACCCAGGAGTTGGACTTGGTAATGCGGCGACTACGGTTGTTGGGGCTGACGGAACAGACATTGGAACTGGTCAACAAAATACGGCAGACATTGTTGCCCAAGCAGGAAACGTGGCAGCAACTTCTGCAGCTGTCTACTGTGACCAGTACTCATACGGCGGTTTTTCAGATTGGTTCTTGCCGTCCAAGGATGAATTAAACGAATTGTATGTACAACGAAACGTCGTTGGCGGACTTACGGTTTCGTATTACTCCACCTCATCCGAGTACAGCAATGACGCTTTTTGGTTCCAGAGCTTCATTGATGGAAACCCAAACACTCCATACAAAAATAACGCTTACTACATCCGTCCTGTTCGGTCGTTTGTTGCACCAGCTCCAGCTGGAATTGTTACTGGAAACCTAACTGGCAACGTAACTGGAAACGCATCTACTGCTACAACATTGCAAACAGCACGAACAATCTCACTTTCTGGTGATGTTTCTGGTTCTGTTTCGTTTAACGGTTCTGCAAATGCAACTATTTCTACAGCAATTCAGCCAAACAGTGTTGCTCTTGGCACTGATACAACTGGCAACTATATGTCAGCTCTCACCCAGGGCACCGGTGTAACGATTACGCACACCCCTAGTGAAGGCTCAAATGCGACAATCGCAATTGGGCAAGCCGTAGGAACGAGCGCATCTGTCACTTTTGCCAATTTAACAGTAACCGGAGACTTGACTGTTTCTGGAACAACAACTTCAATCAATACTGAAACACTCACCGTTGATGACAACATCATTGTTCTTAACAACAACGCCACCGGAGCGCCTAGTCAAAACGCTGGAATAGAAGTAGAGCGTGGCTCGTCAACGAACGTTGCACTCAGGTGGAATGAATCATCGGATAAATGGGAAACAACAAACGACGGTTCGACATACTCGGTGGTTGCAACAAATGGCAATATTGCATTAGGGACCGATACGACAGGAAACTCTGACAACGTAACAGAGGGAACTACAAATTTATACTTCACTGACGGAAGAGCAAGAACTGCGCTTTTGGCTGATAATGCTGGAACGGCCAGCGGAATAAGGTTTATTGCACCAAACACTGGCACCGTTGAATTGATAAGCCAAGAGGCAACCAGGTTCGTGCGAGTGACTTCAAACGCTGCAGCTGGCGGTGGCAAGACAGAGATACAGGGTTCAGCTGAAATTCTTGCATCTTCTTCTATTTCTGACCCAGGTCATCTCACTGTTGCCGGAAGCGTCACTGTGGGTGGAGGGGTTGTTTTTGAAGGTGATACTGCAAATGACTACGAAACATCCCTTGTTGTAGTAGACCCAACAGCCGACAGGACAATCACACTCCCCAACGCAGATGGAACGGTTGCGCTGAACGGTTCTATCGCATTAGGAACAGATACCACTGGCAACTACATGTCCGACCTTACACAGGGAACGGGCGTAACGATTACACATACTCCGAGCGAAGGTTCAAATGCAACTATCGCCATTGGTCAGTCTGTAGCAACTAGCGCATCGGTGACATTTGCAGACGTAACAGCAACTGGCAATGTTTCAATTTCTGGAAGAATAGACAAAACAACCGTAAGAGAATCTGTTGCAGATGTATCCGTTTCTGCAAGCGTTGTTACGGCAGACTATTCAACTGGTGATATTTTCTATGTTGGAACTGCTCCCGCAAGCAACTTCACGGTGAATCTTACAAACGCTCCAACTGATAATGGCAAAGCAATTACCGTTGTCTTATTTGTTACTCAGGGTGCGACCGGTTTTTACCCGAACGTAGTCCAAGTAGCTGGTTCTGCGCAAACAATTAAGTGGGCAAACGGCGCTGCACCAACACCAACATCATCTACTGGGAAAATAGACATCTTCTCGTTTACGTTTGTGCGTCGAAGTTCTGCATGGACGGTATTCGGAAGCTCAAACCTAGGTTACTAGGATGCCTTTTATTTCATCAGTTGCAGCGAGGCAATCTGGATTGCTGTTTGCAAACGCAGCAAAATTGATTGCTCCATTATTTGGCTCTTCAACGGGGACTTCGGGCGGTTTCACTTTTTCAATTTCAAACTACGATGCTTCTCTGACATATTCATTCTCGGCCACCAATAGCGGTAGCGCTACTCAGTCTGCCGGTTTAGTAACTGTCACTGGACTTGGTAGTGCTATTACTTCTACCGTCACTGTGACAGTAAATAAAAATGGATGGCTAACAAATTCTTCAAGTACAACCGGAACATCTCTCACTGAATTCTCAACGCAATTCACCGTACTCGGAGGAGGAGGCTCTGAGGCTGGTGGAGCCGGTGGAATGGTTAACGGAACCATGAAACTCTATGGAGGGAGTTCGTACACTCTTACGGTTGGCGCTGGAGGAACAGGAAAAGGTAGAGGAAATAATTCTGTCCTTGGTGTCATAACCGGATTCGGTGGAGGTGGACGTGATGCTAGCTCCGGAGGCTCTGGAGCCGGTGGTTCTGGTGCAGCAACACAGACGAGTTTTAGCGGTGGAGACATTGTTGGGACAGCAACTGGATACGGATTTACTGGAGGAGCATACGGAAGCGGCGCTGACTACAATGTTGGTCACAATGGACTCGGCGGCGGTGCGGGAGCTGGAGGGAATGGTGGGGCTGGGTCGGCAGAACAGGGAGGAAACGGCGGCCCAGGTAGAGTAGACATGCTTGGTACGTCACGAGGCGGAGGCGGCGGTGGTCACTCACACAAGAACGGCGGAGGAACCAGCAAGCCGCTCGGTGGAGGCTCAGGTGGCGGTGATGGAACTAACTACAACTTTGGGTGTGATACATCCAGCGCTGGAGCAGCGAACTATGGAGCTGGCGGTGGTTCGAACTGGAATGAATGTGGAGGCTCGGATGCTGGTGGCTCCGGAATCGTAATACTTAGGTATACCGGAAGCACGCTGACATCTATTGGTGCTGGGTTGGCGTATTCACTTTCTTCATCTGGAAGTATCAGGACTTATACATTTACAGGCGGAACAGGACTAATAACTTTCTAATGGCACATTACGCATTTTTAGATGAAAACAACATTGTCACCGAGGTGATTGTGGGCCGCAACGAAGATGAAGTAGTTGACGGCATATCTGACTGGGAGGAATACTACGGTTCTCTGCGTGGTCAGAGATGTCTCAGAACTTCCTATAACCACAATATGAGGAAACAATTTGCTGGCATTGGCTTTAATTACAACGAAGAAAGAGACATCTTTGTCGCTAACCAGCCATATCCATCGTGGGTTTTGGATGAAGACTTCGACTGGGTTCCACCAATTCCATACCCATCAAGTGATAGAGGGTGTGCTCACTGGAATGAAGAAATAGGCAACTGGGATATTTACTAAATCGTAGTAAGTTTGTATTATGACAATAAAGACCTGGAACTACGACGACGACCTGATTCAGCTTATTTCGGAGAAATATCACATCAGTGGTAAATCTGGGGCACAAGCGATGATTGATGCTTGGACCGACATTCGAGACGGAAAGCTGATTGAGATATGCATGGAACTTAATATTCCAGAACCACTCGGTTTGATTCACGGATTAAACACCTTTTCGAAAAAGCTGATGGAAAATGAGAGACTAGAGACAATCAAAGACTAAAATATGCGATAATAAGCACATGCCAATTGCATTCCCTGCCTCTCCGTCAACAAATGATGAGTTTTTTGTTGCGGGTAAATCCTGGAAATGGAATGGGTTCCGATGGCAGAAGTTTAAATCTGCGATAATTGACGGCGGGTTTGCCAATATCGAAATAGGTTTGGGCAATGATGCAGAAGTTGCTGACGGAGGCGATGCTTAATGGCGTATAAAAAGATTCTTTTCCGTCGAGACACGGCTGCTGCATGGACAGCCGCAAACCCAATTCTTGCAGCTGGCGAAATAGGCCTTGAGTCAGATACCGGGAAAATAAAGCTTGGTAATGGTTCTACGGCCTGGAACTCGCTTACTTACTTTTTTGGCTCGCTACAGGGTTCAAACTATGTCCAGTCCTTGGTGGCTGGCACTGGTTTGACAATAACCGGCAACTCTGGTTCTGCGGCCACCCCAACAATCTCGCTTCCTCAATCCGTGGCTACATCGGCTTCGCCAACCTTTGCTCAAGTTTTGGTTTCAAATCTCCCAAGCGCTGATTCACATGTAGCAACAAAAGCCTATGTAGACGGAATTGCTTCGTCAATAAACTGGCACGATTTTGTTGTTTTTGCAACAGCAGCCGTTCTCCCTGGTACCCCAACCTACGACAACGGTACGAGCGGTGTCGGCGCGACACTAACCGCTACAGCAAATGCACGCCTTGTAGTAGATGGACAAAATGCATCTACAGAGCAGAGAGTTCTTGTTAAGAACCAGGCTGACGCTAAGCAAAACGGTATCTATGAAGTCACCGTCCAGGGAAGTGTTTCAACTCCGTACGTTCTTACAAGAGCTGACGATTTCGACTCCGGTTCAACCTATGGAAACATAAATGCCGGCGATGCGATGTACGTCGGCGCTGGTAGTACTAACTCTGGTCAAGGTTTCTTGACAACAAGTTTTGGAACGGGAACCAACCGAGCCCACATTGTCGGTACTGATGATATTACGTTTACTCAATTCTCCGGTACCGCGACAGTTACCGCTGGCACTGGAATTACGAAAACTGGAAACACCCTTTCGATTGGTCAGGATGTTGCAACAAGTGCGAGCGTTTCGTTTGCTGCGGTAATAGGAAACTTGACTGGAGTTGCAAGTCAGGCCGCCGCGTTGCAGACGGGAAGATTAATTGGTCAAACAATATTTGATGGTACTTCCGACATATCAATTGGTACATCAGATATAACCGGATTAACCGTAACTTCATCCGACCTGAATAAATTGTTCAATGTTGCTACAACTTCAGCACAGCTTGATTTTTTAAACACAGCAAGCGCAAACGTTCAGGTTCAATTAAACAGCAAAGCGTCATCGGAAACAACAGATAGCATATTGGCTTCCTTGGACGACAAGGCGGATTTGCTAAACCCAACTTTCTATCAAAACATTTCTGCTGGTAGTAATGTTTATGCAAACGAATTTCACGGAAACGTTGTTGGTTACATTAGCGAAATAGGCAATCACGAACTAGACGACCTATTTGATGTAAGCGTCGCATCTCCGTCTGACGGGTATGTTCTTACATGGAATTCTTCCGCATCGGCATGGATGGCCGAAGAAACAAGTATTGGTTCGTTTAACCTTGCCGACCTCAGCGATGTTTCTGCATCTGCCAGCTCTGGTCAATACCTCAAGTACAACGGAAGTGCGTGGTCTGGTGACTTTGTGGAACTCGGTTCCGAAACATCTGGAAACTATGTAGCTTCATTAAATGCTGGAACTGGTGTGGTTCTTACAAACGCTGTTGCCGGAGAGGGTGGAACTCCTACGGTGGCTATTGGGCAAGCAGTTGGGTCTACCGACTCCCCAGCATTTGCGGGATTGTCGATTGGCGCACAGAACCTTACTGTTAACGGAAACTTGTCTTACAGCTCAGGCACAGGATTGGCTACTCTAAATACACTGACGGCACATGGATTGATTGTCGGTTCAAGAATCACGGTTTCCGGAGCAAACCAAGCAGGGTACAACGGAGACTTTGGAGTAACTCAGGTTGCATCTGCGAATCAAATAAAATACACCCCAGTCATAACACCATCTTCGGCTACGTCTTCAGGGAGCGTTTCCGCTTTTGCTGCTGGTGCGATAATACTTGAAGGCTCGATAGACGATATCTATGAGACACAAGTAACGCTCATTAATCCAACAGCGGACAGAGTGGTTGCTCTTCCAGATGCAACTACAATTCTCGTCGGTCAAGACACCACCGACACGCTTACCAACAAGACAATTACAAGCCCAGTTATTACCGGAGTTTCTCCAACACTGTTTCTTTCTGGTGACCTGTCTGGCTCTGCAACATTTACAGACCTTGGTAATGCAACGCTAAGCGCAACCATTGAGCCCAACTCGGTTGTTATGGGTACCGACACAACTGGAAATTATGTTTCGAATCTTGTTGCCGGTACTGGTGTAGCCATTACGGACAACTCCGGTGAATCAGCCACCCCAACAATTTCTATTGGGCAAGCCGTTGGTACGAGTGCGTGCGTACAATTTGACACACTCGTCGTGCAAAATCTTTTTGCAACGAACACAGAGGTAACAAACCAAGCTTCCCTCAATGTGGCCAGCGGCGAAATTGTTCTAAATGCCGGCACCGCTGGCGCACCCACACTTGATGGTTCAATCAAAATTGATAGAGGTTCAAGCGCAAGCGTTGAAATTAGGTGGAACGAAACACTGGATAGATGGGAATCCACTAGGGATGGAAGCATCTACAAAATAATCGACCAGGGCGCAAAAATGACGCTCGGCACCACCCCTCCTGACGCTCCGGATACTGGCGACTTCTGGTTTGAGACCGACTCAGCTATTACCTTCGTTTATTACGATTCTTACTGGATTGAAATCGGTTCATCTGGTATCGGTGCCGTAATCTCATCTACCGCCCCAAGCAACGCATCTGCTGGTCAGATTTGGTTTAGGAATACAACTGGCGAGACATTCGTGTACTACGACAGTGCCTGGGAACCTATAGGTGGTAGTAGTGGCTCTGGAAGTAATGAAATTGCGTCTATCATGGGAGCGTATTAAATGACTGGAGTAAGTAATGGCTAATACAGCAAAAGTTCTTTTCAGGGGTTCGGCTAGCGTCTACACGTCGCCTGCTACAACCCTGTACACAGTGCCATCCCTCACTACGACAGTTGTGACAAACATCGTTGTATCAAACAATGGGACAAGTGGTGGTCTCTACACAATAAGCATTGATGGCGTCGCGCTTGTGCCTGCTTTAGAAATTCCTGCAAACTCCGTCATTTCACTCGACCTAAAACAGGTCGTTGATGCTGGCGACGTTATAACCGGAAATGCGAATACCACAGACGTTAAATTCCATATCAGCGGGATGGAGATAGCATAATGGGCCTTAATCAAATACCACCTGGCGTAACACCGATTACACCGGAAGAAGTACTTTACGACCCAGTACAAAAGTTCCGCGTTTCACAGCCACAGTCACTCATTGACACCGACTTTGAATATGGAACACAAACCTCAAAGTGGGAAAACATGCTCACTATCGGCAATAAGCCGTTCGTGTATGCATCTAACTCTCCGATATCTGGAATCACTGCAGTAACGATGAACACATCGTCGCGTACCGTAACGGTTTCTCTGCCAAGCACCTCGGGTCTAGCGGTGGGAACACCAATTTCGGTCTCCGACACCCAGCTTGCTATTGCAAACGGAAACTACTTGATTGAAGCCCTCACCACAAACACTTCATTCTCCTATACAGGAAAAGCTGTAAACACTGGTTCTTTGACATCAATCTTTGATACAAACAAAACTGCAGTTTACACTGGAGTAATTTTTACTGGCGCTGCAATTGGTGGCGCACCAACCATGTCATATTCCAGCAACGCAGTAACTGTAACAACAACCGTTCCACACGGTCTGTCAATTGGAAATGAAGTTGCAATCGTTGGGGTTACCACATCTGGAACAAACCCTCCAAACGGCTCAAACTTTGTAGCAAGAATTATTAGCTCAACACAGTTCGTCGTATATGTACCAGCAACACCAACTGGAACCCTAACCGCATCATCTGCCGTTGTTTATACATCTCCTTCTGGTGTGTTTTTGCACAGACCTTTTGACGGCGGTGTTATTTTTTCCAACAACGGAACATCAAACTACGAGACTGCTGCACGTCAATCCAGACGTTATTTCCGTTACCAATCGGGCAAGGGTATTCAGATGTCATCTGGAACACTCCTCAAGCCTGACCTCCAGCTCGACCAATTGACCTACAGCTCAGGCACAGGACTCGTAACTGTACAGACCAAGGAAAAGCACAACCTTTACCCTGGTTCGACAATCACGATTTTCGGAGCAAACGAAGCTGGATTCAATGGAACAACTTCTGTTTACACAATTACTGGTTATAACACCTTTACATACACTCCAGCATCCGCTCCATCAACAGCGCTGGCTTCTGGTTCTTACTACATCACCGTTTCTGGTTGGTATGGAAACGTAAACAGAATTGGTTTGTTCGACCAACAAAACGGCGTATTCTTTGAGTACGACGGTCAGACGCTATTTTCTGTTCTTCGTTCTTCAACTTTTCAGATTTCTGGAAAGTCAACATTCACGAATGGTTCATGCACGGTCACTCAGACAAACGCTGCGTTCCCAACCAGATATTCAGGACAACTTGCAATTGGCGACAATATCGTAGCCCGTGGTCAGTCATACAGAGTTCTTGACATAGCGAGCGATACATCAATGACCATTAGCCCTGCATATCGCGGTGCTACTGCATCAATGACAACAATCTCGCGTACGGTTGATACAAAAGTTGCCCAAGCTGATTGGAATCTTGACAGATTCGACGGGACAGGTTCTTCTGGGTACAACGTAGACCTTTCAAGAATGCAAATGTTTTACATTGACTATTCTTGGTACGGTGCTGGCTCCATCCGCTGGGGAATGCGCGCCACAAACGGCAAGGTTACCTATTGCCATAAGGTTGTAAACAACAACACTCGCGCAGAGGCTTACATGCGTTCAGGAAACCTTCCTGCTCGTTACGAGTCATCGTCAAACCCTCCGTACACACAGTTGACAGCATCGCTTTCAAACGTTGGTACAACCATGACTGTTGCAAGTACGACCGGATTCCCAAGCGCAGGAACACTTTGTGTATTCAATACCGCGACTGGTTATGAGTATGTCAACTACACAGGCAAGACAAGCACAACTTTTACTGGTTTAACGAGACAGCAAACAGGAAACGCTTCACTTGCGTTGACTATTGCTTCTGGTGCAAATGACGGAACTGTTGCATCTACAGCCGGATTGCAAGTTGGACAGAGAGTTAACGCAGCTGACGTTCCAGACGGAACATTCATCCAGCAAATCTCCAACTTGAATGTTAAGTTGAGTGCTGCTGTAACTGGTGCAAACCCAACTGTAAACGTTATCCCTATGGGAACAAACGCCGCATTGGCTTTCTCTTACTCAGCAACCAACCCAGTTGGTGTTGAACTTGCATTCCCAACATATGCGCCGTCTATCTCTCACTGGGGTACTTCAGCAATCATGGACGGAAGATTCGACGACGACAAGTCGCTCGTGTTTACATACGGAACGACTACATCAATCGCAATTGGAGCTGGCGCTACGTCTGCAATTCTTGCAATTCGTGTTTCTCCTTCTGCTGACAACGGAACTGGTGCATTCTTTGGTGAGCGCGAACTCACAAATAGAATGCAGTTGATTCTTCGTGCTTTGGACGTAACCACAACCCTCGCTAATGCGAACTTGCTCGTAACTGCAATACTTAACGGAGTTCCATCAGCATCAAGAACCTGGGCTCGTCCTTACACAGTTACTTCGAGCTTGGCTCAAATTGCCGACTACAGCTCTGGAGGTTCTGCTGCAACAGTATCTGGCGGTGAAGTAACTGGAGGCTTCTTTGTAGGTACTGGAGCAAACTCAATTGACCTTGCAGCCGTGCGAGACCTTGGCAACTCCGTTCTTGGTGGCGGTACAACGCTAACAACTACAGGAATTTTCCCTGATGGTCCAGACACACTCCACATTCTTGTAAGAAACCTTGGTGCTACTACGGCCAGCGTGTTTGCTCGTCTCTCTTGGACGGAAGCACAGGCCTAAACATGCCAGCTATTGACTTTCCTGCTGGCGCAACTTCGGGCGCACTTCATACGGATGCCGGCAAGACATGGACCTATAACGGCTCTGGTTGGATTTTGGTAACAATTCCTACGGCTCTTTTTGACACAGGCTCTGTAGCAGGTTCTGCACTTCAAACGAACTCTGTTCCTTTGACGAAGTTGCTGAATAGCGACCCAGGTAAAGTCATTGTTTATAACGCGTCCAATGCTGCTACTGCTCAGGAATTAACTGGAGACATAGTCATCTCTCCATCTGGTGTTACTTCAATCGCATCGGCCGTAATTACTAACGACGATATTGCTGGTGGAGCGAACATAGATGCATCAAAGATTGCGGGAACAGCACTAACGCTGTCAAGCTCTGGAATCATCACAACAGACATGATTGCCGACTCAACAATTGTTGATGGCGATATAAGTCTGGTGGCTTCAATCAACAGAAATAAACTTGCAGAACCATTGACAAACGCTCAGGCTGCTAGCTACACATTGGTGTTGGCTGACAGAAATAAGCTTGTTGAAATAGGTGTCGGAACAGCAAACACGCTCACCGTCCCACCGAACTCTTCGGCAGATTTTCCAACTGGAACCCACATTACAGTTATCCAAACCGGAGCCGGTCAGTGCACCGTAACCGCAGGCGCAGGCGTAACCATAAATGCAACCCCAGGACTCAAACTCCGTGCGCAGTGGTCGGGTGCTACTCTAATAAAAAGAGCAGCCAATACGTGGGTGCTCATTGGAGACCTTTCGGCCTAAATCATGGAATCATTAAAAGATAGCGGTGGTAAAAAGCCAACAACACCTACGAACGTTGTTGCGACGAATACTGGCGCAGGAACAGTTGCGTCGGTAGCTTTCACCCCTTCTGATTACATTGGCAAAGGAACCGTAACCTACACCGCTACATCAAGCCCTGGAAGTCTTACTGCATCGGCTGCTAGCTCTCCAATCACAGTAACTGGATTAACTGCTGGTACAAGCTACACATTCACCGTAGTCGCAAACACAAACTACGGTGTGGCTTCAGCTGCCGCGACAAGTAGCTCTGTTGGTATTGGTGCAAACCCAGGTACACCAACGAGCGTCTCTGCTGCAGCAGGAAACGCGCAAGCAACTGTTACATATACTGCTGGAGCCGCAGGAACAGGCACGACCACTTTTACTGCTACATCAAGCCCTAGTGGAATAACAGGAACTGGTGCATCACCGATAACTGTCACTGGTCTTGGGAACGGAACCGCGTATACATTTACGGTTACGGCAGCTAACGCATTTGGTTCGTCAACATCGGCTGCTTCAAACTCCGTGACTCCGGTAGCGCCCCCATACTTTCCTCCTTACTTTCCACCCTTTTTCCCGCCGTTCTTTCCTCCATTTTTCCCTCCGTTTTTCCCACCGTTCTTCCCACCATTTTTTCCACCGTTCTTCCCACCATTTTTTCCTCCATTTTTCCCTCCTTTCTTTCCACCAGGTTTTGGTCCAGGGTTCAAATAGAAACAAAATAAAAAATGAATTACCGAGAACTGGTTTTTGATTTAGAAAGCCTGCCGTCTGCCGACCCATCAAATATAGTCATCAAGGAAAATTTTGTAAGTAAAGAACACCTGGCAGAGATAGCCAACTACTGCGCTTCAATAAAAGAATGGGAATCTCAAAGCGACCTGGGAACTGACAGTATTCATATCCCGGAATTAATTGAGAGAAACTCCCCTAGAATTTTTTCAATCATGCAGCAATATGTTGACAATGTTCAAAGTGAGGTTGAATACAAGTTTGGTAGAAAACTTGAAAAAACAAATCCGGGAATAAGAAAGTGGTTGCCGGGCGAATATCAAGACATTCACGCCGATGGAGAAACTGCTGGTGGGTGGCCTGGGTATAACTACATAGTCGATTACGGTTCAATCATATATTTAAATGATGAATATGAAGGCGGCGAGATATTTTTTCCAAAATATAATATCCACATACAACCCAAACCGGGAACATTAGTTTTTTTCCCATCTACAAATATGTATGCACACGGAGTCACAGAGGTTATTTCTGGGACCAGATACACATCTCCACATTTTTGGATTCCAGTAAAACATAGAATACTGATGGATATGTCGGCCGCAGATGGACAAGAGTAAAAAAGAAAACTTAAAAAAGCTTTACCATCTGCATATACCAAGAACATCTGGGAAGGGGATATGCGACGCTCTATGGAAGACTTTTGATAGTCAAGGTCTTGTTGAATATTCGCCATACACGCAAGAATCAGACTTAATGTATGAGGATGAGGAAATGAGTGGACTCCCCTTCATATCTGGCCATTTTGCAAAAAATCCAATTGTGGAAAACGTAGACGGTTTTGAAGTTTTCTCAATAGTCAGGGACCCCGTAGAACACTATGTGAGCATCGCTGCTTACATTTCTGAAAGCGCTGATTTTGAAATGTCAAACGAATTCATGGACGATTTCATGTACGGAAATGTAACCCCCTTTGGGGCCAACGAACTATTCTCAAATTCAGGGAATATACAATCAAAAATGTTATTTTGCAGAATTGCCCTTGTAGACAAGTCGTTTGTTTCCCTTAGGGATGGTGATGTTGTTAACGAAAAAAATATGGTTTTTATAGAAAGTGACATGCCGAACGAAAATGACATAAAAGACTTAATTGGTTCCATGAATCTATTCCCCCTGCCAGATAGGGAGATAGCGATTGATTGGCTTAAAGCAAGAGTGTTCAAATCTCATGGTTTTTCTTTAGACAAATCAATCCACGACATAACAAATTGTTCAAAAAAAAATGGGTTCAAACCAGACATAAGCCACATAAGAGAAATAAGACGACGTTCAGAAATAGACGAGTACCTATATGGCTTAGTACAGGAACGATAATTTGATAGTGTTGCAAATATGTCGTTAAGTGAAGAATCACCATGGAATATACGGCCAGGACACTTTGGGGACGGACCGGAGAATATACATGTTTTTGAAAATTTTATAGATGAAGAAGATTTAAGGGTTGTTCAAGATTTCTGCCCAACAATAAACGAGTGGAATAACTCAAAAGAGAGCGTTTACGCCGAAGATGGAACATGCCTTTATAACGCTGATTACTGGAATGATAGGCAATGCAGCAGTGATATTCTGCAAAGACTCTCTATGCCGGTTTTTCAAATAATTGATAAATACATCACAAAGATGCAGTTAGAACTTGAGAGAATTTACGACCTACGGCTATCCCCACGCCCACCAGTCATCATGAAGTGGAGGCCGGGAATCGAACAGCGACCCCATGCCGACAAGCAACTAAACAATGGTGAACCCAATGCGTTTGTTGATTATGATTTGAATTCCCTGTTTTACTACAATGAAGATTTTGAAGGCGGAGAACTTTATTACCCGCAACACGACTTGACCATAAAACCAAAACCAGGGCTGGCCGTAGCCCACCCGGGAGATGTTAATTATCTACATGGAGTCACCTTGGTTACTAAAGGGTACAGGTACACAACACCATCGTTTTATACTGTGCTGTGAGCGATGATTCTAATTCAAAAAAACCTAATAGAACCAAAAGAATCTGACCTAATCCTTGATTCGATTAAGGCGATAGGTTCGCCGCCCAACCTTGCAGAAGATGACCACTCAACCGGCTATTACAGCAAATCCGCCTTACTAGAGTCCGACGTCTTCGCATACGGAATCTTCAATGAGATATGCGAGCGGGTTTTAGAGTTAGCGGAAAAAGTATTTGATTTAAGCCTAGAACTAGACCAAGCCACCCTCATTAAGGTTATTCCTGGAAACACAACTGAAGAACACGCAGATAGTCAGAATCTTGACGGAACCCCCAAAACGGGCTGTAGTAATTTTCGTATTTCGGCAGTTGCGTACCTAAATGATGATTTCACTGGTGGGGACCTAGTTTTCCCGACAATGGAACACAGATACAAACCAGTCCCAGGGGATTGTGTAATATTCCCAAGTCATTTACAATATAGCCACTATGTGGATAGCGTCTTTAGCGGGGAACGAATAAGTTTGGCAATGTGGTTCTCCTGAGTATGATGAGACAATGAGAAACATTGATGTCGAGTACATAGGTGACCCCAAAGCTGGGTTTTTGGTTTATAGAAACATACTTACCGAAGACCTTAGAATTCCAGAACGCCTAGAAGCAACAATAGGCGACAGCACCACTCCTCCTTATTCGTGGATGCAGGCCCTTGTCGGTGATGGTCAAGTAATGAAGGATTACAGGGATTGCGTTGACTGCAAGATGAGCCCGGCACATTTTCAAAACTGTCCAGAGCAATACTCAGAACTCATCAACATATACAACGACACTGTCGTTGGATTGACTGCTTGCTTGCAAGATTACGAATCCAGGTACAACATACGTATGGACTTCATGGAAGCAATCAACTATGTCCGATACAACGAGGGTCAGCACTTCAATGTTCACGCCGACCACGGTTTTTCATACGTCTGCACCGTGTCTTCAGTCATGTATCTCAACGATGATTACGACGGCGGCGAGCTTTGGTTTCCATACTTAGATGTTACGTTTAAGCCTAAATACGGAGACATAGTTCTATTCCCCTCCACGTTTATCTATTCCCATGCTTCCAAACCTGTCACCAGGGGAACCAAGTACGCAGCTGTAACCATGTTTGACTACAACGACAGGTTCCACAAACAGTGGAAGGGCTACGGCAAGAACATAGACGGAACCGACGCTGAATACGGACCAGGAATCGTTAGCCCAACGGCTAATCAAGTTGAAAGATTTATATTTCAGAAATGACGAAATTATTTCTTAAACAGACACATCAGAGCCCACCACTCATACAACAGTCTAGGGTTAAGCGTGACTGGATGGACGCTACTTATAATAAACACGCCTATCAATGTCTCCCGATGACGGTGGCCAATGTGTATGGATGGGAGTTAATTCTCGAAGAGGACCTTGTTGTTCAATGGGATGGTGGGAATACTTCACCGACAATCATCTCTGGCGAGACGACTTCCTCTGGTCGGGTTCAGGCAATATCTTCGATAATCGGAATGATTTCGATAAATATGGGCTGGGTCATAAATACAGAAGAGGGATACAACACCTGGATTTCTGGTTCGCCGAATTACTTCTTGGACGGAGCGGTTCCATTAACTGCAACAATTCCTAGTTATTGGTGGCCAGACGAATCCCAGATGAATTGGAAGATAACCAAAATTGGAGAGCCGGTAACATTTGCGGCGGGAACCCCCTTTTGCTTTTTTAATATCTACGACAACTCGATACTCGAGAATGTCGAGATTATTCAGTCGAATCTTTGGGCAGACCCAGACCTTGTTGCATCTCGCATGAAATACGGGGAAATAAAAGCAAAAAATAATATTGAAAAGCCGTGGACGTGGACAAAAGGTATTCGTACAGGTCTTGACGCGGACGGTAAACAAATAGGACCCACATTCACTGGTCTGCCAAAACTGGCCAATCCATAGTGTAAAATGTGTGTACTTGTCCAAAACTAGTACGACGGAGCAAACATGAAATTCGAGTCTTCATTTTCAACGCAAGAGAAGAAACTTATATATCAGCGCACGCTTAAGGACCTAGAGAGACAGCTCATGGAAAGACTTCTTCAAGAGGGATTTGACCCAGAGACATTTGATGCTGCTACGTTTGTCCCAAGCAATGACAGTCATGGCATGATTCAGGGACATAGGTTTATTCTCGATTTCTTGGCAAAAATAGGAACTGTCAAATCAAGACTGGAAGAGTAGTATCTACTCATGGCACTTTCGGCAGAACAATTAGCCAGCGCAAAAGCAGAGGCAATTCAAATTCTTGAGTACTCAATCTATACTCTCGCTTTCACCCTCGGCATCCAAGACGAAGACCTCCAACCAGACATGGAGAACCCAATAGACATGTCATTGTCTCAGAATGGCGCTCTCGCTGCACAGTACGACGCATATGAATGTTTGAAACTGCAATTGGCGGCGCTGGTAAGACTACAGAGTTAGTAGGTAATTATGAAAATAGTTCCCGAAATACCCAGAACAATATCAATTATTGAAGAAGCTATAAATTCTGGGAGGTACGAAATTTGTCCGGACATTGATGCCGACTTCCCGAATATTCAAGAGCCTCAAGAAAATCCAAATAGAGACCAACAGGTAGCCAAATGGAATCCAAAGCTGATGTCGTATGAGATGCCAGATGGTGCTGCATTTTTTTGCGACCTACTCCAGTCAAATGACCCTCAAAAAAAATGGGACATAACAGAGCCTGGAGATTTTCACCAAAATGAAGAAGTGGAGAAGTTTCTAAATGAGGCATAGAAGCGCTGGCGGAGAAAATCTCTATAACGCCGATGAAGAGATATCTTACAACGAAAAAACACTTGCAATGTTTGCGTATTTGTTAGATTTTGACCCAACAGATGTTGACTTAATGCCGATGGATGAGGCCATAGTTATGTTGAGAAGCATGTGGAGGTACAGCAGTGACCTCAGGGGTTCAGCAGAACCAACTTACACAAACAACGCAATACCAAGATTCTTTTCAAAGAATAACGCCTTATTGACCGGCAGGCTAAGAACAGCCAGATGGAACTACACGTTAGCAAAGGCCGCAAAAAATGGATAACAAACAGATAAGAACAGCGATGGTCGGAAACTCGCTTGCAAAGCCAATGTGCGAAAATCAGTTTGGGGAAGAAAAATCTGCACGAGCATACTCGGAGAGATACGAAGCAATAGAAAAAATCTTTGACTGGAGGCAGTCTCTTAATTTGAATTTATCGATTGCCGCAAGGGGTGCCACAGAGGGTCTTTGGTATGTCGACCTAGGGCGCGATATGAATAACATGTGGGAAAGTATTATGTTAACAATGGTTGCCCCATACGAACTGCTTTTATCGGTAAAGCAACCAGGAAAAATTCTTTTTTTTGATGCAGACCAGTGTGCAGCACCATGGTTGTATAAGTCGAAATTTCCAGAGACTCAAACATGTTTTGTCAATAATCAGAGTCTGTTTAATTTTGAGCAATTTATGCGCGACGGTACAGTGGAAGTTGATTACGATATCGATTACCATGTCGTCGATAGGTCCGAAATAGGACAGGGAGAAGCTAGTGGTTTTGATTTAATTGCGATGCAGGCTTACCACGTGATATGGGACAATGAAAAATTACTACGTGATTGTGTCGACGCGCTGGCTCCGGGTGGCGTTTTGTTGTTAAATGTAGTAAATCAATCTGCAAAACTGTATCGAGACGATTACTGGTTCCACCCACACAACGAGGTTCATAAAATATTAAAGTCTTTAGATGGGGCATTATTCCACGAAACTGGCCAATATGGGTATACAACATTCATAAAGAACTGAATCTGATAATATCGTGGCGTGAAACTCTGCGATGATTTTTTAGATACACAAACCTTAAATCAAGTTTGTTCTGAAGAGAAGTTTTTCCCTGGACTGATGCAGGGTGATTCCAGGATAGCAAGCGAGGTCAACTCGTATCACAATGAGCAAGCTAGCTGCTATGCGCCGTACATGTTTTGGGATGGATGGTGGTCTTCGCCAGTTGACACTGTCAGAAAACAGGTAATTAAAAAAATATGGGAAAACAATCTACAAATTTCTACCGAAGAAGTTTTAGGGTTTGAGTACTGGACTAGGACATTTGGGCCAGGTCAATTTCTTGGGCCGCATGTTGACGAGGACACCTTCCTATATCAAGATACAAAGATTTACAACGGGCCAGAAATCGGCTGCGTCTATTACGGCCCGTCCGAAGAAAAAGTTGTTGGTGGATTTCTTGAACTATTTGAATCAAGGTTAATTTTTGGCGAAAAAGACGCGCTTGAATGGGAAAACCTCAAAGACAAACTGGACCCAATAGAGCTAAGGGAAAGAATTGCATTCAAAGAGAACAGATTGATAATTTTTGATGCGGGAAGAGTCATCCATCAAACAAGTCCTTGTCTTTCTGGCATCAGGAACGTGATGGTAATTAATGTCTGGCTTAAGTCAAATCCTCCGGTTGACATGGCTAACTTTGTATATGAATGAGAAGTTTGAAAGAGTAAATCTAATCAACCTGGATGTATTCAAAACTAGAATTGATTCAATAGATAACAAAAAACTTTTAGAAGAAATAGAGTCTTCTAGCCTAGAAATACAAAATGGAGAATCAAATTCAATCTTGGATAGTGGGTCTAGCACCTACCATGCTAGCTACGAGGACAGAAAGCTTGATAAAACTCTTCCTGAATGTTCCATGCTTTCAATAGAGATAGAGGATGTCGTATCGCGCATAGTCGGTAAAAAAATGCTAATAACAGACATATGGTCCTTGACCCTAAGTGCGGGGGAATCAGTATTTCCTCATAGCCACAAATCCAATACGCACATGCACCCGATGGATTACTACTCTGTTGCTTATTATCCAAACGCTCCTGCTGGTGGCTCAAAATTGTTTTTTGAAGCCTCATGGTGCGGAACAATGGAAAATTTAATCTCAATTTCTCCAGAGTCAGGAATGCTGGTAATTTTTAATTCATACATACGCCACATGACCGACAGACACCGTGTAAGCGAGAACCGCGTAGTTGTTAGTGCAAATCTGAGCCCAGAATACCCAAATACAGCGCCAGTTCCGGACTGGTCGGTGTACGGCTAGTATAAATATATGGCTCTTGGTGTAAGAAGTTTAGGCGGTGGTGTAGTTGTTTTTGAGAACGCCATAGATGTTCCTCAAAAAGAGATAATCAGCATTATGGACGAACTTTCAGAAAAGTCATTGAGCGAACAATACGAGTACAAATACGACAATGATGGCAATCTCCTTCATGCAGTGAATAAAAGCGGTTTTATTTACGAAATAGAGTCAATAGCAAAAAATCCAATCAGGGTTCAAGAGTTAAACCATAAATTCTTTTATGAGTGTGAAGAAACAATTTATAGTTGTTTATTGGAATACATAGAGATATTCCCAGCCGTCTTGCAGTGTTTGTGGTGGAAGAGCGAAGGGCACGCACTCAAGTACCCAACTGGCTCAAAACTCGGATTTCACTGCGACAATGATGTGAACTATCGATATGGACAACTTCCACCCTTCGAGCATGCCACCAGGAACGTGATAAGTGCCCTTGTGTATATAAACAACAACTGTGATGACTCAGATTGCGACGAGTTTTCCTTTACTGGAGGAGAAATGGTTATTCCGTATTTTGATATAACCATAAAGCCAAAAAGCGGAACAGTGATTTTTATGCCAGCGAACTACCTCGGAGCGCATGAAATCATGGAAATAACATCCGGTTCTAGATACTCCTATCTTTCTTGGTTTGCCCAAGGCTCACCACAGCAGGAAAAGGGCGTTTCCCCACAATACCCAAAAAGTTCAGACGACAGGCCTATTGGCGGCCAGTGGTGGATGCCAACACTTATTGCAGACTATGAGAAACACCTTATGAACAAGTACGGCGATGAGGGTAGAATACCTCCTGAAGCAACTCCATTCAAATCAAGAAAGAACGACCATAAATGATTTTTAACGACTCAAAAGCAGAACATCTTGGTGGTGGTGTTGTCGTGTTTCGTAATGCGGTATCGGTTAACTGGGGTTTTGCAAACAGTATTTCTAAAGAAATTGTTGATAGGGAAATGAGCGAAATGTACACCCCTGCAATAAACCCAGACAATGGACAAGAAGAATACATAAACAGAAGTGGGTATTTCTTTTCGAAAAATGGAATAGACAAAATGCCAAAGAGGGGCTCGAGGGTTCATCAAGACACCAGGGCTGAAGTTGTTGAGTTATTTACATTCCTAGAAGATTCAAAAGATAAGTACTTGTTCAAATACATGCATATGTTTCCCTTGTCATATAAGAATATTTGGTGGAAAGTTAAGGGGCACTTGGTTAACTACTCGTCTGATTGCGGTGGATACATCGGCGAACATAGTGACACCAGCGTTGACTATGTGTACGGTATCCCCCACCCGCCTCACCAGTTGGCTTCAAGGAATACTCTCTCCTGCATTGTATATTTTGGCACCTGTGTCGATGGCTTTGGCTCACGGGGTTTTGCCTATGAGGGATTTGGGCCAGGAGATTTTACTGGTGGCCGTCATAAATTTACATATCTTGATATTGAATACATTCCAATGCGTGGTGACATACTGATGTTCCCGTCGAACTATATTGCGGCACACGAGGTCACCCCTGTCAGGTCCGGGGATAGATTCACCTACTTGGGCTGGTATGCACATGGGACGCCAAACCCAGAGGTCAACGAAGAAGTCGAAGACCCAAATGTAAATCCAGAAAAAGCTGCAATATCTTCAAATGTTTATATCCCGCATTTGAGGGAGAAATTTTTAGAATACCTAGATTCTGTTGCGGAAGACAAACATTCAAGTACGTATCGCCTTGTAATGGGGGAACATGCATGAAACTAACGCATCTTGGGAGTGGGATAGTCTTGGTACGAAATTTAGTCGAAATTTCACACGATGACGTCAGTGAGATAAACCACATATTTGACTCGACAACCCCACAGGGATATTCGGTTGTTGATGGAAAAACAATAAGCGATGGTGGTTACGAGTTCGACGAGATTGGTAGAAGTAAATCTCCGACCAGATATACGAATATTGGGGAATTTGACATAACCAAGAAGTTGCGGGAGTCAATGTATTCGGCGGTTGTTGAATACTGCAAAGTATTCCCGGTTGCTCTTGAGTGTATAACCGGGCAGACTGATGGTTACATGATTAGATATGGTCACGGAAGTGATATGGGTCCACACTCAGACTGCAATCTTCCGTACAAACCTGGAACCCTTGAGCCGATGACAAGTAGCCCTGCATTCAATACTCTTACAACCTCTATATTTCTTAACGACGGATACACCGGGGGAGAGGTAACTTTCAGGATGTGGGGAATCACAGTTAAACCAGAAGCTGGAACCGCAATTATCTACCCATCAAATTTCATTGGCTGCCACGAAGTTGCGGAAGTCAGTGATGGAGAAAGGTGGGCTTTTCTTAGTTGGTTTTTTCACGGTAACGGACAGGAAGACAAAGAGGGCTCATATGAGTGGTCCCAGCAATTAAAGCAAAAAGTTGGACTTGGAAATATTTTTCAGAAAAACATTCTAATAGGGGATGTTAGCTAAACAATCTTTTAAACTTTGTCCGGTTGAGTGCTTTCGCCGAATCAGGACAAATGTGAACCTTCCAGATTCCATCAGAAAATATGGATTCTACAAGTTTCGTTGATTCTTGCTTGCCCGATAAATATAAGTCACGCTTATCTTCACCGCCCCCTTGGTCGTACCCGGCAGGGAATCCTCGAAACAGTGCTTCAACAAAATCTATATTTGCGGAACCTGCCATTCCTCTCACCTCTCGTTCCGACTCTTCACCGTGGAGATTGTTTCCGTCAACATATATACCTTTGAAGCTATGTTTTGCTGCTTCGGTAATTGTTTCAATCCCAATGTTTAATCTGCCTATACAGAATAGAATGTCCGAAGCATCCAGGAGTTCGGCAAGTGAGCTATGCTCAACTGCCCTGGTAAGTGTTTTAGCGTTATCTAACGTCTGTTGCGAGCGACCGATTGATGTCCAGTGGACTTCATTTCCGGAATTAATGACACTTCTTGATATTGTTAGACCCATTTTCCCCATAGATACAATTCCCACCCTGAGCATGACTATTTGGTCTTCTGGTTTGCCGGATTTATATATCCTTGTTCGCCCTCTAGGTTTCTGACGAGGTAATCAACATTGTTGGAATTCTCGTCCAGGTGAGAAAAGTTTGTCCTCAGATGGGAGCAATAAGCTTGATAGTCATCAAACACTGAATCAATCCAATGTGGAGCACACCAGTTTGAAACCTCTCCTGGCTCAACAACTTCTATTCTGACATTTGCATCAGGGCTACCCTGAGAAAAAAACTCCAAATACGAATAACGAGTTCCGCCAGTAACCGTATTTACGCCATGTGAGGCAACATAATTTGTGGGGAAGATTATTATGTCTCCCCGTTTGGCTTGATGAGATATACCCAGGTATGGGAAAAATAATTCACCGCCTGAATAGTTTGTTCCATCTAGCTCTTCCACCGAACCAACGCAATCGTTAATATAAAGAAGTACTGCAACCGTCTGTCTTGCGCCAAGCTGACCATAGGGGATGTATCGCTGACCGCCAGTGGCCCTGTAGTTCGTATCATTATCGTTGTGAAGGCCGAGATACTTCCCGGTGTCGTAACGGAGAATGTGTCCTCGGTTTCTCCACCAGATTGTTCCTGCGACAAGGGGGAACATGTCGATATATCTAATTAGGGATTTATAAATAGAATCTTCCCAGTTTCTTACAATATCCACAACCTCTTGCTCTGTGTTGTCTTGAATTGGTTGAAGCACTCTTACCGGTACGGCCTCCACCTGTTCCAGGGAGAACTTGTTCCCGTCCTCATTTTTTAAGTACACCACTCCGTTTATGTCTGTGTCGTACTTCCATCTCTGCTGATGCGCAGCAAGGGCATTTTTATCAATCCATTTGGACATAAACTCCAAGTTGGTTTCCATGACATTGTGAAAAACAACCACCCCACCACCAAGGTTGGTAAAGTCCAATTTCCTGATTTCCTCCAGAACCTCTGGCGTCATTTCTGGTGTGTCAACCTCATACCTCTTCAATTGAATTCACCTTTTCCGCGATGTGCGTTTCTCCATACTGAGTGACGCATCTATTTTGAAAAACAGGATTCGCTCCTAATTCGAGGTCGGGAGTTGGGTGTGACCATATCGAAAATTCAGATTTACAATAGCGCTCATAGTCATCGTAGATACTGTCAAACCAAACAGGTTCACACCATTGGATGCTTTCGATGGACTCCTTGATTCTGATATTTGCAGATTCGTCGGTTCCACCCTGACCAAAAAATGTTAGATACGCATACCTGGTTCCGCCCTCCATCTTGGTTACGCCATGGGCGCATATGTAGTTGGTTGGGAACATGATGATGTCTCCCTTTTGCGGCTTGTAATCAATCCCAAGATACGTGAACTTTAAGTGACCCCCGACGAACGTCTCTTCAGTTAGGTCGTCTTTGGAGTCAACGCAATTATTGAAGTAGGCAAGTGCTCCGGCTGTTTGACGAAGTGCGACCTGGCCCCTAGGCATGTATCGAACACCTTCGGTCACTTTGTAGTTGGTGTCATTGTCCTGATGCCATCCAAGTATGCCTCCACCGTCATATCTGAGTATGTGTCCGCGTGTTCTCCACCATAGGCTTCCGACGATAAGTGGGAACATGTCAATATATTTTATTAAACATTTATAAATGACGTTCTCGAGCTCTGTGAAGTATTGGGTGGCATATTCATCTGTCGACTCGATAACGGGCTCTAGCAGCCTCACAGGAGCGTTTGGGACGTCCTCTAGGCGATACCTGAAGCCGTCTTCGTTGATACCGTACTCAACCCCATCCTCGCCGGTTATGTATGTCCATCTGACCTTGTGCGCTTCGGCTGCACAGTTGTCAATATGTTGAAGGATTTTTTCCTCTACCTTGAATGCATTCTTGAAAACTACTATTCCGCTTCCGAGGTCCTCAAAAGCAAATTCGGATATTTCCTTAAGTTCTTTTTCCCCGATTACTGGGGTGCCCGGCATTATCACGACTAACCAACAAGGAACTTGACTGCATCAATTACAGTCCAAGATTGTCCTGCCGCAACCGGTTTTTCTGCGAGCGGTCTATCAGCCCAATTAAATCTTCCAACTTGTTGTCCATCTCGGCTTATGAGGAATTTTTCATTGTTGTGTGGGATTCTCATTATTGCCTGTCCAGCAAGATTCTGTCCAGCGGCTGCACCGTCAGAGCCGTCGGCTTTATTGTCGTCGAAAGAACGAACAGTATCCCCCTTCATGAAACTCCATATTTTGTGCTCGTCTGGACCGTTGACATCAACTTTTTCCGTTATGGGGAAGGTGACAAATGGGTATGCTTCTGAAACAAATTTTGCTATTTCCTCATTGCCCATCGGGTCCATTTCGCTAAATTGATTGCACGGAAAAGCCACAACGCTAAAACCTTTGTCTTCAAACATTTCGTGAAGCATTTGTAATTCCCATAGTTGTCTTGCTGCTCTTGCGTAAGACCAAACAGGACTACATTTTGGTGTGTATCCAGCCTTGGTGGCAATGTTTGTAAACAGGCATACCTTCCCACGAACCGAGTCGAGCAGATTGGTGGACCCGTCAATGGAATTAATTGAAATATCAAATATTGAACGATTGGTCATACTTTTACTCCGTTTATTTCGACGGTAACGTACTTGTCAATCTCAACAAATCCTTTTAGTATTTTGCCAACCGATTGAAACTTGCAGTGAAAATCAACACTCATAGGGATATCTGTGTGCCCACACAGGTCAACGTCAACCGTATCCCCTACGGAGTTAATTATGGCTCCAGAAAATTCAACTACACCCTTGTCGTGGGATATTGAGCCAGAGCCGTCATCGTTCAGGCCGATGACATACGACTCCTTACCCAGTGGGGATGTTGCACTTACCGACCAAGTTCCTAGAGATTTCATGAGGGTATGTTAGCACTAGTCCGTATAGCAACAGCCGACTAACGTGAGCGACGTTTCCATGGTTTTCCAGTGAATCGCCCCACGCAAACTGCTTTGTTTTTGTCTAAGTCATCCAGTATTTCAAAGTGGAGTTTTCGAAGATATGAAGATGGAACGGATGGATAAAGATGATGTTCTAGGTGAAAGTCTATTCCCTTTACAATCGAGAACCTATTCAAGAATGGCGTTATTTGGTCGCGAGTATTATTGTATCTTGTTGATTTTTCAGACCTATGCGGCAACCACATAAAAACTACCATCAGGATATAGCGGTTTAAGATGTAAGGAAAAAATATCAACCAAAAACCATATTTCCCATAGCCAGCGAATATGGTAGCAAGGACAATAAAATGCGTTATTCTTACCTGGTTGTCCGTATACATTAATGTTCCATTGTTTTTTCGGAACTCCCATTTTTTCATTATGTGTGCTGGAAGCTTTTTCTCAACAAAGGCTCCGAGCAATGGGGTTGCTAGGACGGTTCGAAGAAAATACGATAGAACAAAGTATTTATTTATTAATCTAAACGATAGATTTGGCAAGAAATCCGGGTCAGAGCCTCGTACATTTGTATTTTTATGGTGCTCAAGATGCATTTTTGTAAACGAACCATAGGACATTTGTGTTAGGAATGCTGACACATTACCAATAGTCACATCTATCCATCTATATTTTTTTATATTCAGTGAAAAATGACGATGACCAGCCTCGTGCACTGAGTTGAACAATATCAAGTAAGACAAACACATGATTAGAGAGCCAAAAAATAATGATACAAAATCGCCAAGCGTAAGCACAATGGCCCCAACATAGAGCACCAAACCAGTTAGCCACTCGGCAAAAATTGGTTTACAAAACCTATTTGTATACTTTGCGGTTATGTCGGTTGATTTTTTTGGCACAATACCCAGCATGTATTTCAGAACGAGACTATGGAGTCTTGAAGTATATTCCCTCGCCCCACTTAGCAAAAACATCAGAATGTTTTTCGACCATTTCATCACGAATGGTTCCGGACTGTTCATAAAGCTCCCTATCTTCAGGCTTGACATCTGGATTTGAGAACATATTGCAGTAATGCCCGATAAGTGATTTTCTTGTTAGGCCCCTATTGACTGGCATTGAACCTCTATGGACAAGATGGCCGTGCCAAATTATGACATCGCCCTTTTCGGCAATAAATGGGAACGTAGTTGCATTCCGTTTATCTATTTCCTTTTGGAAGAAATCATGAGACGATAATCCTTCTCTGATTCTTCCCGGCTTACCAGGCTCAGTCAGGTACAAGTCGTCCAAACTGCAATCCCAGTTATGCGAACCGGGGACTATCTCGAACGGACCGGCTTCAGGGCTGACATCCTCAAGAGCAACCCAGGCACCTTGGTAATTGTCTCCAGCTTCCTTGAATGTAAAAGCTGCATCTTGATGCCATCCCTGCTCAGTTGACGTAAAGTACGTGACGTTTTTATGAAGAGCTACTGCCTTGTTGACACCAACAAAAGTTCTAGCAATAGAGTCGTGGCAAAGAATGTCCATGATTTCTGGGTGGTCGAGGTATACATCAAAATCGTTACCCCATCCCTCCAGGTTGCCTCGTTCGTCCATTCGGTCTGCTACGTGCTTCAGCCAGAGCTGTTCGTAGTTCTCGATGAGGTCGTCAGGGATTGCTTTTTTTAGTAATACGTAGCCATTTTCGTCGTAAAAGTCTTTAATGCTCATGGACCAGATATTACACTAGGTTTGACCAATTTGGGGTCAACACCTTTTGTCGGCTGGAAGCTCCTGTTGCCCCACTACTTCTAGGTATGACTTCATTTTTGATAGTTCCATTTCGTACTGGGAGTGTTCTTCTTTGATGGACCAAGTTGAGGAAATCGTATAACGGGTCTTTCCCGAAATTCTTGTTACCCCGTGAAGATGAGAATGGTTTGGGTCATGGGTAAAAATAGCGCCAGTTTTTGGGGTGTGCTCCCTGTCGTAATAAGGGTAGAAGGTGTGTCCGCCCTCGTAATCGTCGTTTAGGTACACCACACAACCAGCAACCCTGCTTAATTCTAGTACTTCATCTACGTGAACCATCTGAAAACTGTTTGGCGGCCACCTGACTATACCTATTTGGTCAGCATAACATTCAACATTAAAAGACCTTGAAACAAATTCTTTTATTTTTTGATGCACACTTAGCACCAATTTTATAGTCTCTATGCTTTGGTACTTATGCTTTGGGATGATATTTAGCAGTCCGATATTTCTCTCGCTCCAGAAGGGATGAGTAGTATTTACTGGCCAATTACTTTCGGTTTGAGCTAGCCATACCAAGTACTCACACTCATCTGCGCTAAGAAGTCCTTCTTTGTAAAATATTTTTGGTGGTTCTACTTTTTTGACTATTTTGTATGGAAATCGTTTTTGGTCTAAATCTTTAAATTTTTTTGGTTTGTTGGTGTTTTCGTCTACAAATACACGGTGTTGTATGTTTTCTGATGACAGTGTATTAAGAAAATCAAACATGCGAGTGTCTTGTATTTACCACTTACCGAGCGGGCAAACCGCTGCAGGGAGTTTTACTTTGAGTTTCATAAAGCAACCACATTCCTTGCATTGTTTTGTGAGTTTCAACAAACTCGGACACGCTTCACATATCGCATATCGTGATGATGAAATGTCTTCGGATACATGTTCAATGTTTGGGTTGACCACATCCCATGGGCGTGTGTCACCAAGTTTCTTTTTATATTCCTGCCAAGGGCTCATACTTACTCACTTGGTGGAATAAACTGACCACCTGTATATGTCCAACCAGTTTTGACGGCGAGTCTGTCGTCGCCCTCAAGGACAATTAATTTTGGGTCTGAGGAAGCGGCAGCGACCATCAATTGGGCTTGTATCGGGTACGGCACAACTATTGCAACCTCTTCGCCGATTACCCAAGAGACCCATACAAAGTTGTCTGGATTGTCTCGTGGGTAAATGTTGACTGGCTCGTTCATTTTTTTCCTTTCCACATAGGGTTATAAACACATACTAGGTGCAGTAACAGTATAGATAGAGATTAAACTGACAACAACCATCTGAAGAGGTGTACAATTCCCAATAGGAAAACCCTGGATTACCCGCACAAGAGATATATTCGTATCCTTGACCATCATTTTCGCAGTGTGGGGACCACGATTGAGAATTGCCGGTTGCACCAGTCCATACTCCTCCTGGTGGAGGTGACGAGTTGTATGCATTGCAATCTACGCCAGCACATGGGTCTATTGGTGGTGGTGGTGGTGGTGTTACATATCCACATATACCGTTTCTATATGCTTGATTATATCCGCCTTCGCCTGGACAGCCAACTGCTCCGCAATACCAATATTCATAACTTAGAGTAGGGACACTCGGGTCACATGAATATGACACTCCGTTCCAAGAACACGGTCCACAAGGTGGTGGCGGCGGCGGCGGCGGCGGAGGAGGAGGACCAGGCGCAACTGGTGTTACAGAACCAGAACTACTAGAACCCTTGCTGACCCCGTACCCAGTAACCGTAGTAACAGTAAATGTGTAAGCGGTTCCGTTGCTTAGACCAGTAACTGTTATTGGCGAAGTGCTGCCGCTTGCTGTTGCGCCCCCAGGGGATGCCGTAGCCACGTAGGTTGCAACCCCTTTTCCGTCGTATGCTGGGAGAGTAAACGAGACTGTTGCTTGCGCATTTCCTGCAGTTGCGGAAACAGATGTTGGCTCATCGGCGTACTTACCCTGACTTGATGTATTTCCAGGAATCACGATAAGCTCAAGTCGCCCATCAATATCCAAGTGTTGGCTGCGGCGCATTTCAATAAAGTTGCCGATGAATACGGTGCACGTAAATAGGCTCCTGGTGTTGCGTAAATTATTACTGACCCCGAGGCACCGACAACTTGTGTTTTTCCCGAACCGTATTGAATGATGTGAATCTGCGCTCCTTCAGGAAATGTAACCGTTGAGTCAAGAGGAATAGTGACAGTATTTGCCGTGCTTGTTATGTTCATTTTAATGAACTTGTTTTTGTCTGTAAGTTGAAGTGTGTAGTTTCCTGTCTTTATATCAATCGTTGCGTCTGCTATCTTTCCTAGCGCTATTGCGGCGGCTGTATTGATGTCCGCATTGACGATAGTTCCATCAGCAATCATCGTTGAAGTGACTGTGCCGGTATCGGCTGCAGTAATTGCAGTTCCGGAAATCTTTGATGCAGCAATAGCGGCAGATGAGTTGATGTCAGCATTGACAATTTTGTCGGCAGCAATTTGGACGTTTCCAGTAGAGTCGATTGTTACGTCTCCGGAAACAGTTGTTGCTGTTGGTACTCCACTAGAGCTGTGAACAACAATCTGTCCGCTGGTACCCGAAGCAAGCTTTGAAAGAGCAATTGCCGCAGCAGCGTTTATGTCAGCATCGACGATTGTTCCGTCAAGAATCTTTGCCGAAGTAACAGAACCATCAGCTATATCAGCAGCGATTATTGTTCCGTCCGCTATATGTGCCGCGGTTATCGCGTTGTCCGCAATTTTCGCCCCAGTTACAGCGTCGTCTGCAAGTTTTGCTGTGGTGATAGCGCCGTCCGCAACAGTGAACTGAGCAGAGTCCTGCCACTGCGTTCCATCATAAAATTGAATTAAATTTGAGAAATCGATATAGCAAATACGACCTTCCGACAGGGTTGGCTGGTTAACTCCGCCAAATGCCGCATCCCTCGCAGCTGTGGTCGCAAAACGCGTAACCGCTTGGTCCATGAGGTATCCATTA